TTAGTATGCATATGTCACCCATAATCCAGCTTGTTTATCTTCCCAATCATACTCGCCACGCAGACCCAGGTACTTGGATCCTATCAATCGGCTCACTCCATAGCTGATACCTGTAACGTAGTGATCAACATTAATCTTGGCTCCGATCTCCCGCAGTACCCCTGGTGCGGATGGTGGCAAGGATTTCAAGATTGTCTGCTGCAATTCTTCCTGCTTCTTCGACGAGTTCAGTACATCTGTCAACTGCTTCTGCAGCTGATCTATTTGCAGTTTGGCTTCGCTCGATGCTTGATCCGATAGCGTCTGCTGTTCCCTTGCTATCTGTAATTCCAGCGCTAATTTCCTGCTGATTTCTAATTGCCTGGTTGAGTTTTGTTCCAGTGTCATTAGCTCGGTTTCCGTTATCAGATAAACCGACTCGGCTGAACAGATAGCAGGCAAGAAAAAGAACTGCGCCAACACCCATACCGACAAGAAAGCGATTATTAGATATCCAACTTTTAATTTTTTCATACACATTCGTCACCCATCACACAATTTCCCAATCCTCTGCAGCAATATTTTCTAAAGTATAAATCACATCATCAGGATTTCTAATATCTAAAACACGGCCGTCTTTGCAATACATCATAACCGTACTACCCTCAATCTGCCAAAACCCCGACCAATGCGGTCGTTTTACTTTTTCACCTTGTTTCATCAGTTCTAACGCTTTTCCAAATTTCATAATAAATTTACCCCCAATATTATATTTCGTACGAGAAACAGCAAATTACCAGCAAGTTAGATAAACCGCATGGTTAAGCTATTTAGCTATGACTTGACCAGCATTTTACTTTTACCAGTCAAGTTAAATTTACTTGAAAGAGCTTGCAACTTAAAATACTACTGCTTTTAAAATAAAACCAAGTGTCGTGCCAACAATAGTGCCTACAAGGATACCTCTCAAAAAGAAATGTTTATCCCTCTCATTAAAATATCTATCACAAAAGGCCTTAATAAATTCCTTCATTTTTGTTCCTCCTTATAAATTTGCATAATCTGTTACGCCACGGGCAATAGCCTTTGCAATCGCATCTTGTTTATGTTCCAGCAAAATAACATCGTGATCGTTATCAATAAAACCCATTTCTACTAGGATCGCCGGCATATCAGTATTTCTCAGCACAGACAAATTCGGGCGTTCCTTCAACCCACGATCCGGAATATACGGATCAATGCTCTGCTCCGTATCGACCAACTGCTTATGTACACAGGCAGCCAGGCGTTCAGCTTCGCTGCCAAAGTTAAACATCAATGTTTCAATGCCCCTCGCATAACCATCAAACGCATTACAGTGCAAACTGACAAATACATCTGCACCCCATTCGTTAGCAGTTCTACAAACATTCGGATACGCCGAAGATTCTCCGTTAAGATTATCGCTCTGCAGACGCATTACCTCGCAGTCAGCATTTTTCAGATAATATTCAACCAACTTCGCTACCGCCAATGCTACGTCGCACTCCCTTAAACCGCTGTTAGGATTTGTGGCGCCACTATCGACGCCCGGCATATGACCTGGGTTAATAAATACTTTCATTGCTTCACACGCTCCATTTCTAAAGGATCAGGGACCCCGTTTTTATTTTTATCGGCTAAATATCCGACGATAAAAGTAACAAACCCAACAAAATACGGATTCGTCACAACCTTAATCAGTTCCAACAAGCTCGACAGATCCGGCCTGCCGGTACTATACCAAAGCGCTATCCACGCCGTCAGGTAAAGCATAATAATAGCTATCACAAGCTTAAAATACCCCTTCACAACAGCCATTATCGGCAGCGCAGTCTTGGCAATAGTTTTAGCTATATGCCCTGATAACTTAGGTAATTCCTTCTTAAAAAAATCAATCATTTATACATCACTCCCAAAACCATAATTACAGTAGATATCGCCCATGCAGCAAATCCCAACCCGCCGCTAAACAGTGATCGGCTTTTTTCAAGGAGCGATACCCGTGTTTCCAGTTTCTCGATCTGTTCAAACTTCATATCACAGACCTTTTCTTTTTCCGAAAGCAAAACTTCTAACCTGGCATTCTGCTGACTAAGCAGATCTAACTTGTCAAAAAGCCTCCTGATTGTTTCATCCGCCATTATCACACCACCTAACAAGAATATAGAAAAAGCGCCTACCGAAGTAAGCGCTTTCCTTATTCTCTTATTTTAAAAATTCAAGCATTTCCCTATGCTCCGCACGTTCACGTTTTGACAAACCACTCTGCATACGGTCTTTAGCTTCCATACGCTTTTTGTTACGTTCATCTCTCAACTGCTTACCTGTAACGCCAAGCCGTTTGAGTTCCGCAACATCTTCTGCAGACAGCTTTTCTCCATCTGTTTGTTTAGCAATAACGCTATCCATAACTTTCTGACGTGCGTTAGTCCTTGCGCTGCGCTCGCTGGCAATAATACCCTGCATATCGCCTGCAATACTTTCGTCAACATTTCTAAAGCCGGTAGCCTTTAATATTTGATCATACATAGTATCAAGCTCACTGTTTTTCCTGGCACGTCTGCCCTCTGTATGCCCCATAACAGCCTGCATATAATTACCCAGCGCAGGACTTAATGCTTTAATGCTGGCAAGTGTATCACCAGAAGAAACAGCTTTTGCAAGTTGCTGAGCAGTGCTTAACGTAGCGCCCCCTAAAACTCCGCTGATACCATTTTCTGCCGATAAAGTAACATCACCAACACCAGCACGGCTTGAAACATCAACATTCAACGGCGACACACTACCAATACCATACATAGCAATCTTAGCAAGCTCTTTACCGACCGGATCATCACCGGCGGCTTCCATAACCATTTTTTTGATTTTTGTTTTAGGACTGCTCCCAAAAAGCTCTTTCCAAATATCATCTAACCAATCAGACATCGGTATCTGCAGCAATCCGCATAATAAAAAGTATGTTCCCCAAAATTTAGCATTTTGCGCAGCAGAACCTTTTGTAATAAGCTCGTGCATCAACTCCAATTCTTTAATAGGATATTTCTTAAACTGCAAAGCGATTTGAGAAAAAATACTGCCACGCCTAAAAATATTCGGGGCATCAGCAACACCGTAATCAAAATTAGCCTTACGGTTTATCTCCTTAGCATAATTGATAGCCTGATCGTGATTCATACCTTTACTTCTGCCATTATGATACGCCGCCAGCACCGTCGCTTTCCGGGCGAACATATCAACAGTCCTGAACAAATACATCGTCTTGGCCGCAACATTACCAGGTCTAAATTTACCATAGCCACTGGTAGTATCCAGTGTAATATCGTTCATTATCCCTGTTTCCTTATAAATCTTTCGGTCTGTCATACTAGGATTTATCAAAGCATTCTTCATTCCTGCCGCAACCGGCGTAAACTCTCCCAATAACCCAACCGTATTTATCAGCTGCGACAAATTTAAAAGAGCACTGGAAATATTCAAAAAGCCCAACTTCAATACCGAAACTTTGCCAGTGATACTGTTTGCCATTTGCAAAGCCGCACGCTCGCCAAAATTACTTGCGACATGCTTTCGATACCAATTACTGCGATTCAACAGATTATTGATCTGCGTTTCCAGCGCACTCGGATTACCATTCATATCATTGATGTACTGCTTGGTATAATGCGCCAACGGATTATCACTGTAATCCTTATCAAAGGCGCCAAAATATCTCTCAAACAGGCCTATGGCCGCCGGTTTAAATTCTTCCAAAGCAACATACCGTCCGGTAGCATTAAAATAATGCTTCAGCAGCCAATTCATATCAGTTTCAAAACCTTCCACACCTTTACGCTGCTTAAAGTTGCCAAACCACCGATGCCGTCCACGAGTCTTAACCTTACCCTGTAAAAACTCACGAGCCTCGGTTACACTCATCTCCAAGTCAGACATCACCCTGTCCAAAACTGCCTGATACTCCGTATCACCAACAACAGCAGCATAAAGCTTTTCATCATCACCAAAGCTAAACGACTTCGGAGCAATAACAATTTCAGCATCAGATTGCTTCTCCAAATATGCTTCAGCTTTTTTCATAGCATCCTTTACCGTACGGCCGCTGCCGACAACAGTATTGCTGCCGTCCTCATTTTTCCTCATAATAAAATAATCATGGAAAAAATGAGGAATGTAACCGCCACGATTAGTAAGATCACCCATGCGCTCACGCCACGTAACGGCATGAGATCCATTTTCAAGCAAATCGTCACTTACAATCTGTACTGTAGACTGTTCCTTCAAAGCATTTACAAACTCTGCATCAACAGTCATACGCTTAGTCCAAACCTTAGGCATCTTATATGCAACCAAATAATTATGATCGCCAGCATCTTCAACCTTCAAAATCTCGACAAACTTATCCTTCCGCAACTCACGAAGTTTATCACCACTCATGTTTTTCTGATAAGTACGCACCTGCTTTCTAGCGTCGTTCAGTAAAGCATAGGCCTTGCGAATTGTGCTGCGTGTCCGGGCATAAGCCTGCGCAACCTCATCACTTATACCCTGCTGCCGCAATTCATCCCTGCTGTATTCCTTGCCTTCAATGTCACCCTGCAGCAATAGATTGCTCCAAACCTGCTGCTCTGCGTCAGATTTCAGTGTGCTATAAATACGCTTCATCGCCCTGTCAAAGTCACCGCGCACATTTTCCTGCGTCTGCATTGCCTTATCGCCCATTTTAAAAAACGCTTTAAACTGCGGGTATTTCTCGGCAATCCAACCAGGTGAACGCACAATGCCTTCCAATATCCCAAACTGCTGTGCCTTGCTTTGCTTGGCACCCTTAACCTCAATACGTTCATCAGCCTGTTTCTTTCCCCCCAGCCCGCTTAGGTTTTCGGCAAGATTCTCCGTAGCAGTGCGGATAGAATAAGAAACATCGTCAGACTTGGCAACCGCACTAAAATACGGTCGTCCTTCGTAATCATTGACACCCGATAGCATATCACGTATACTAACAGTAGATAAAGAACCGTCAACAGCTCCTAACAGGGATAGGCCTTTTGGCATCCCCTGATGAGTGAGACGGTTCTTTTCTATTATCACATCATACAAATTAGTATTAGTAGGATTTAAAGTTATTTCTCCGCCCTGTTCTTCAGCAACCAACCTGACAGTATATATTTTGTCATTAAGTTTCACCGGAACATAAAATCGATGATAAGCCCTTACGTTAGGCTTTTTATCGGTTTTTTTATTTGGAATGCTTTCTATCAATACTGCATTATTCAGTAAGTCGCCTATTGAAAAGAGACTATTACTACGAACATTTAAGAAGCCCTTGCTCGTTTTCATACTCGAATAAACAATATGCTTAATATCCTTCGGCAGCACAGACATTATAGCCTTGTTATCTGCAGCATCAAATTTTTTATTTGTTTTAGCAAGATACTGAACATATCTCTTCAAAACCGTAGAATTAACAACCTCCTTCGGCACTCTACCAGTCAAATCAACAATATTTACCATAGCATCAGGATTTACATCTGCATTAACCGCATAGTTTGTTTGACCATCAGTACGACTACCGCTGTCCCTATTCCACACCTCACCGCTGGCCACATCTTCAAAAACTTGTTCCGCCTTCCGATCAATGATTCTCTGCGTAGCTTCCACACTGCCAAACAAAGCCTTAACCTGATCAGCAAAATCCTGCACCATGCGCCAAAGTTTACCAAAAACAGTACCTTTCCCCTGCTTATTCAACTTCTGCCAGTCACGATAAGCATCGCACTGTGCTTCCTTGTTCTTATACTTCGCTTCAAGGTCACGCTTCTGCTTCTCAGTCAATGCCACCTGCAATGCAAACTCCATAACCTCATGGTCGATAGTACCGCCCTCGCTATCCTTCGCCAACTCAATAATGCCGTCAAGCCCTACCGTGCGTAGACTACCCTGCAACTGCCTGCTGCTGGTTACAGGTTTTTCGTGTTCAGCGCTGGCCTTTGCAAGCTGCTGCGGCGTAGCAACAATCTCATCAACAAGATTGATCGTCAGATTCCTCCCGTTAGGTAAATCCAAACTAACCGTAGCGCCGTTCAGCGCAAAATTTTTACCATTCGGAATACTGCGTTTCGCCTGTGAAAGAACCTCCTCCGGCGTAAGCAGCTCGCCACCTTCTTTCGAGCGAATAGAAAACTCACGTTCCGGTTTCTGCCTTTCATCACCTTTAATATCAATGCTTTCCTCAACACTACCGCCATTCATAAGCTCGTCCAGTTTTAGTTCCTTGTTGATTTCAGCCTGACGTTTTACTAACCCCTCATATTTTTCCTGATACTCAAAAGGCTTCTCCAACTCAACCTGCAAAGCCTTCAGTTCCTTCTCAGCCCTTACAATATCTTCCTGTAAAAACCTAACCGCATTATCGGGACCGTTCATCACAGCATATTCAATTCCCTGCAACGAAGCAGTCTGAGCCGTATACTGCCCCTTACCAACCACAGTAGCATCAACAGCAGTATATACTTTTTCCTTTACTCCATCTTCGCCAGTCTTAAAGGTTACAGTATCACGAGCTTTTAGCCTTAAATCAAACCCGCCAATTTTTCCTACAACGGATCCTGATTTATTGGTATAACTATTCATAAGCTTGCCTAATGCTTCACCAGCAGCAGCACGTTCGGTATACCTTTTCCCCGACAGTTCCATTACGAAATTTTCGCCTTTAACATCTTGGCGATTTTTTACATCTTCCTGCGCTGCTTTCAAATCTGCTCTGGCAACATCAATCTTGCTTGGCAGTGCTAATGCCCTGCGTTCATTTGCCTGCCGTTGCTGCGTATAACTCGCATGCAGCAAACTATACTTATTCACCTCGGCGTCAACCATCGTTTTTTCTGCCATTAACGGATTACCGCTCGCCAGTGCTTCCACCTCGGCAAAATTAACCACCACAGCATCCATATCTTCAATAACACGATTAGAAAGATTATCGCTCATGGCCTGAGATATAATGTTAGCCTTATTTTTCAGTTTTTCCCACATATTGGCGTCAAAACTGTCCTTGGTAACATAAGTAAATATTTCCACTTCCTTATTCTCGTTGCCCTGGCGTAAAATGCGCCCCTCACGCTGCTCAATATCACGTGGCCGCCACGGTGCATCCACATGGTGTAAAGCAACTAATTTTTTCTGCACGTTCGTACCGGCGCCCATTTTCTCCGTAGATCCAATCAAAATACGCACATTGCCAGCAATAACATCATCAAACAAACGCTGTTTTTGATCTTTGGTTTTCGCGTCATGCATAAAAGCAATTTCTTCAGAAGGAATGCCCTTCCGCATCAACATTCTTTTAACCTCATCATAAACAACGACATTACTGCTGTCTTCCTCACCATCAACGGAAACTTCACTATCAGTTTCCACAACCTTATCACTGGTGCCCTTCGGTGTAGAAAGATCACAGAAAATAAGCTGCGTTCCCTTCGTAGCATCACTTTCCTTGTACTTTTCAAAAGCATTTTCCGCAACAGCCTGTATCTTTCCCTGTGCTTCCGATGCAGAAACACTGCCATCTACCAATCGCATATCCAAAGAAGCTTTGCGCAAATCAGTAGTCAACTTTAGCATATTGTCGTCTTTAGGGTCAACCGCCCCATTTTTTATTGCCATAGCCCTTTCCTTAACAGTATTTTTGATAAAATCTGCAAGGGCATCATTTGTAGCAACCTCGACTATAGTAGGTTTATCATTTTTCAACTTCGGAATATCCAAGTTCAGCTTATCGCTGTTCACCACATCGGCAAACTTCCTGAACATCTTAATCATCTCCGGCGCATTAATAAAAGAAGTAACCTTATTAATCTGCCTGTAACCAATACCGTCAGGAGAACGCTCTATCGTGCTGCCAACATTGGCAAACGACGCTGCCCAGCTGTCAAAATACTGCATATTCTTCTCACGCAAAGTATCCATATCCATATAACGGTTCATAGTGAACATTTCCGCCATCGTATTGCTTATAGGCGTACCAGTAGCAAAAACAACACCACGGCCATTATTAAGCTTTGTTAAATACTGCGTCTTAACAAACATATCCATCGACCGCTGGCTGCCGGTGTTATTGATACCGGCAATGCGTGTCATTTTGGTGGAAAACGCTAAATTCTTAAACAAGTCAGCTTCATCTACAAACAATTGATCTATACCAAGCTGTTCAAATGGTATAACAATGTCCTTCGTCTCCTCGCTGGTATCACGTTTTAACCGTTCTTCCAGCTTTTCTTTTTGCTTCTCCAACTCTTTAACGATTTTATTATAAGCTTTACCCTCGTCCAATTTCATCGCCAAAATAGCTTCGCTGATCTCATCAACCTGCTGACGATAAAAATTCTTATAAGCCTCCGGCGACATAGGTATCCTTTTAAACATATTATGGCTGATAATAATGCCGTCCCAATCTTCCATAGCAATCCGACTGAGCATCTTTTGCCGTGAACCGTTTTTAGCAGCTCTCCGTTTCTCTATTTCTTTTTTACTTAAGCCCTTGCCGGCAACAACATTTATGTCCGGCAGCTCCTCACTCGAAACAGTCAGTAAATTGGCGTTAGGATAAATAACACGGAACTCATTCTCAAACTGCTTAACCATATGGTTTGGAATAACATACATCGGCTTTTTAGCTATACCAAGACGTCGGGCTTCCATACCAGCCGTCTGCATCGTCCAAGTTTTACCTGTACCAACGCTGTGTGCCAGCAAAGTATTACCGTTCTGCAAAACTCTCCATATAGCATTCTTTTGATGTTCTCTTAGCTGCGGTGCGGTCAGGCTATAACCTGGCAAAGTTAAATGGCTGCCGTCATATTCCCGCAGGCGCCAGTTATTCAGATTATTATTGTAATAATTTAATAATCGTTCCGTCCTGCTCTCGTCCGACCAAATCCACTTTCTAAACTCATCTTTTACCTTTTGCAGCTTTTCCTGTACTGCAGCAGTTTTCTTTTGATTAACAACTTTCGTGCCATCCTCAAAAGTATCATAAACTATTGGCGTTTTTTGATTCAGGGCATAATCCAATATATCCTTAAAACTCCTGTCGGGCGTTCCCCAAGTACTCCTGTTCGCCACACTGTTTTTAGCAGCACTACGCTGCCAATCAACAAGCCACGTCCCCATTGGTGCGTTAAACTTAACGGACAAAGAACCAAACTCATCTAAAAGTTTATCCGCAAAAGCTTCAATATCACTTTCAGGTATCCACGGCACGCCAAGATTAGCGTTGATGTCCTCAGGCTTCAAATCCTCAGGCTGTACCTTCTTTAGTTCTTCAACATTTTTATCATACTTCGGATCAGACTTAGCCGCCTCAACAGCAGCTTCCAACTTTTCACGAACATTACCCGATAAATATTCCTCTGCCGTTTCAAAATCTCTCGTGATCGGATTCTCATAAATCAGCCCTTCAAGGGATTTTATAACCTCAGACTTATCTTTTCCCAGCAAACCAGCCATATAATCCAAATCCAATTCGCCTCTTTGTGCAAGCGAAGTCGCTAAAGCATCTATCGGGCTATCCGCTGTTTCAATATTTTTTACTGCGGCCACCGTTCTCTTTTCAAAAATATCTCTTTTATTAGCAGTGACTTTCTTAGTTTTCTTATCAACCTTATATTCCTCAATAGCACTTACTAAACCATACTCCGGATCGTCCCCCAACTTAGAAACGTTCTTCTTATCATTAAGATAACCAAAATCCTTAACAAAACTATCATACAAAGCATTTAATTCTTTGCGTAAGGGCAGTAAGTTACTTTCCTGTGTCACAGGATCAATCTGTGCTGCTAAAATATTTTTTAAAGCCTGCTTCACCTTTGCAAAAGCAATCGTTTTTTTCTGTTCGCCTGTAGGGACGGCAACCATCTCTTTACCGATATTCTGATAAGCCACACCCTTATCGTCCAAAATATAAGACCGTTCCCGAACTCCGGCCGGCGCCAAAAAGGTTTGTAAGCTGGACATTGTATCCTGCACTTTACCAGCCAATGGTTTATAAATATTTTTGGGAAATTTAGAAATGAGGCTTTGCAGTTCTTCCGTGACATCTAAATTCTTACCATCCAAAGCCAACCTTCCACGATAAAGCTTATCCTCAGCCAGCTCACCTATCAGCATCTCCGGATGCTTTTGATAATACTCATTAATCATCAAATCACCATCGGTATACTGTGCCTTTAAGCCGCTGGGCCTTTTTTCAAGCCAAGGCTTGTGTTCCTTTGCTGCGGCAGCTCCTTCTTCACGCTTACGCAATACAATTAAATCAGTTGTAACTTCCGTCCCTGCATTCTCCTTAAACGTTGTATTCGGAAGCCTTACCGCACCAAGCATATCAGCTTTATTATTCAACATATTACGCAAAAGCTCTGAATCTTTACCTGACTGCATCGTCCCGCTGCCGGTAATAAATACAATCAAACCGCCCGGACGCACCTTATCAAAAGCTTTAGCAAAGAAATAATTGTGAATATTATAATGATATTTATTGTACGCAGGATCATGCAGCTTAAAATCGCCAAAGGGAACATTAGAAATAATCAAATCATAAAAATTATCAGGAATAGCCGCTTTTTCAAATCCAGTAATCTCAATATTAGCCTTTTGATAAAGCTGTTTTGCCAACCTACCCGTCAGTCCGTCCAGTTCAATACCCGAAAGACTGCTTTTATTCATTACGTTACGTGGCATTAACCCAAAAAAGTTACCAACGCCCATTGAAGGTTCCAGTATCCTTCCGCCTTTAAACCCTAAACGCTGCACAATATCCCATATACCTTTTACTACTCCCGGGGCAGTATAGTGTGCATTCAAAGTCGAACGCCTTGCACTTTCATACTCCTCCTTACTCAAAAGATCCTTCAGCTCAACACGCTCATTACTCCATTCACTGTCACCGCTACGATCATAAATATTAAACACCGGAGCCAAACCACCCCAGCCCACATAACGAGCTAAGATCTTTTGTTCTTCCGGTGTCGCAAGTCTGTTTTCGCTCTCAAGCTCTTTTAAAAGCCTGATCGCTGCCACATTATCCTTATATTTAGTTTTTAAACCACCCTTGCCAATATTATCGGCATCTGTGATCTGAAAATTATGACCTGGTGTTTCCCTGGCCTTAGCCGTTTTTTTCTGAGCAGGCCTTAATCTCTCTGATACAGGTAAGCGTTTGTCAGTTCCCTCGCCTGGGCTTCCAACATCTGTTGATGTCTGTATATCTCCAACACGTCGTCCGTTTTTGGCGACGGATTCCGTGCTTCCAGCATTTCCAGAGTTTCGTTGTAATACCGTCTTGCGCTCTCTATCGCCCTCGTCGCTACCTCGTCCAGCCTGTTTGCTTTCCTCAGTTCCCTGTACTCCTTCGGTGCGCTCTCCTTCAGATACTCTTTGTAATCCTCTACGGTCGCCCACATAGTCAGCACCAGCCTTTCCTGAAAATTCTTCCTGCACTAATTCTACCACCTTTGCCGGTTCATAGCCAATACTTTCAGCAAACGCAACAGCTTTATTACTCTTTTTAGCATACCAAAGTTTTTTCTTCATCGACCAGCGGTAACCGGCGGCTTTTAATCCATCAATCACTTCTGCACCTGGCTTTGCCTTAAAAGAAATTTCCAAACCATTCAACGCCTGATTCTCATTAAAAATTGCTTGCGAACCAATATTAGCTTTCTGTGATCTTTCTGTATCCGCTGCAGCAGATTCAGTCTGCCTTTCGGTATCCGGACCAACAGTGTCGTCACCTGCTTCATCTGCAGTATCAGCAACTTCATGCCTACCCTCAATCTCAGTAGGATACTCCATAATACCACGATGAGCAGAGTCCACATAATCAAGATATTCGCCGCCATATTGATCTGCAAACTCCTGGCGAATATCTGCCAATGAACGTCCATCATCAACCCTGCTGCCGACATACTCCATAACGGCGGTCATCACATCATCATTAAATTTAACACCTTCCGGATACGCCTGTAAGGTACTCCACGCCGCTTTCAGGAAAGGTTTTACATCATTACCCAACGCTTCGGCCATACGGACCGACCAGTTAGCAAAGCTGTTAACACCCTTTTGAATGTAAATACCGCCGATTTTTACAAGCGACTTCATCAGCGCTGGATTAAAGAACGGATTAGCACTCAATTTGCTCATCTCTGCTTTAGCTCTCGCAAGTTCTGCATCCAGCTCACTCTCATTAAAAACATCAACAAATTTTTTCTTAGAATCCTGACCCTCAACATTCGACTTTGGTTTACGCCCGATCAAACTGTCCAGTGCCGTTTCGGCACGTTTACCATCAAACCGGCTCTGCTTACTTTCAACTTCCTGCTCAACGCTCTTATACTTCTCATCATACACTGCAAGCGCCTGTTTAATAGCGCTTATCTGATTATCAATAATCCTGCTATTCAACGGATCTGAAGTAGTCAGGGCATCTGCTTTTTCACCAGTATTAGCAAATGCCCCACTGTATTTCTTCTGTATCAGCTTAAATAATGCCCAGTTAGGATTACCATGACTTTTGATAGCGTTCTTTATTTCGTCCACTTTCAACGTATAATTACCGCTCGGCAAGCGACCATAAGTATATAATTCATGATCCATTGTCTTAGGACTTGGCTTACTGATAACCGTAATCTCATCTCCCCGCAGCTCCGCTGTCTGCGGTATAAGTTTTTCTCCTTTTGCCGTATAACGGGCTTCCGCTTTGCCTTTTTTAGCAATGGCATTCGCTGGTTTAACAGCAACAGGCGCAGGCTCTGCAGCAAGCCCTGCAATCGGCGAAATATTCTCTGCCACAGGAGTTACTTGCTGCGGCAAATCGTTTTTCTCAATCTGTTCCGCTCCATTATTTCGAACTGCCTCAACCTGTTGTTGAACATCAACAGCCGGCAATTCAATAACATCATGCCCTGCCGGTCTATTATTTCCGTTTACCAATCTGGTCAATACTTCCTGCGCGTCCGGCCGTAAAGATTTAAAAATCTGACTGGACTTCTTATCACCCGCAAATGCCTTCCGAGCTAAGTTTATCATCTTGCTGTTTTGAGAAAGTTTTTTCACCAACACAGATTGCGCCGCAATAATTTTATCATTCTTCACAAAAGCAGGTTTTTCACCCTGCCCAGCCCGCACCTTATTTACCAAATTACCAAAATTAGTCTGTAAAAGCGGTATACTTTCGTCCTGCTCTACCTGTATATTTTTCGGTGCTTCAAAATCGTCCGTATTAGTTTTTTCTTCGTCAGTGCCAGTGTCTGCACCTTTTTTGCTGTTTTTCTGCTCTGCGGCAAGCCTGCTGTATAATTCTGCCATTTCTGCCTGATCATTACTTTCAAGGGCCTGCTCAATAGCATTATTGGTATCCGCATCATGCAAATACTGATTATCATTCAAAAATTGCCGCATTACATCAATATTTTCTGCCTTTGCCACACCGCCATTTTCTAAAACGCCAACATGTACTCCATCAGAAAGGTTTAAATGCATATGATAACCTGTACCTTTATCATGGTACATATCCTCACCATCTGCATTAAAACCCATTTCTTTAGCCTTTGCACGAACAGCCGACAATTCTTCCTCAGTCAAATTTGATGCGTCCACGTCAATAGCTGTACCATACAAATGGTGCGAATTTTCAGCGCCATTAACAGAAGCATTGCGTTCCTTACTGCGTGCGCCGCCGCTCACAACTAAATCCTTGCCAAAGTTATCATAAACCCATGCATTCAATTCATTGACGCCATTTACCAATTCAGGATTAGTATTGCCAAGATCAGTATCTTCAATACCATCGGCAATAGGCATAGGCCTAACCGCCTTACTTTCTCCTTGTATAGCAGAAGTATTAAAATCATCTCCAGCAATACTTGCATCAGCCTGCCTGTCCAACCAGCGATTGGCGGCCATACCGGCACCACCAAGAACCATACCACCTAATCCGCCAATAACGGTAGCTTGGCCAACTCTATCCCAATCAATATTTTCACCATTAACATGCTGCGGAATAATTTCCTGTGCGCCTTCTTCGACTCCCTCAGAAATACCAGTACCGGCAAGCCTTGCAGCAATTCTCGTCACCGTATTTTTAGGTAAAAAAGATTTCAGACTACCAAATGTAGTTAATAATTCAGCAGAATTAGTACCTGTCAAAAGGGCAACGTTCCAAGCAGTTACAGCATTCTTGATCTGCATCGCTTCGTCTGGCGACTTGCCTTCCGCTATAGCATCTTCATAAGCTCCTTGACCTTCCATGCGTGCCTCAGGGAAAGAACCTAAGGCGCCAATACCAATAGCAGGAGCAGCTTCACCGGCAAGCTCTATGCCTTTCGCTCCTAAACCAGCCTTACTGGCTAATCCAATACCGGCAGAACGCAATGCATTTGCATTACCACTGCGCATAGCTACCGCTGCCGCAGGTGCCAAAGTAGCAGCGTAAGGAATAATACCTGCAACACCCTGTGCAATAGATTTCCCACTCCAAGGCTCAAACTGCACACGATTACTATCTTCCAATTCCTGCGCCTTGTCCTGCACCCATTTATGAATAGGACTTTGTTGCCGTGCCCAATCTTCATCACTGACATATGCTGGTTTAGCTTCAGCAGATAACACTCTTTCAAATAATCCTGCCGCATTACCGGCCGCACCAACAAGACCAGTTTTTAATGCGGTTCCCCACCCCTGTTCACCATCACGGGCAATAATTGTAGACTCATTCAATTTATTCCAATCAATATTATCTATAACGTCTTTATCATCGGTTACGCCCAAATTTTTCCAATCTATGTCACTCATAAGCGCCACCCTTTCTATTTTTTGCGCGGTAATTGTATGCCTGTTTGCGCTTCAAATACAGCAATCATTTGAGGATTATTCATCAAATATTCCTTAAGCTCTTTATCACTTGCCAATGTTGCATTAACGTTTGAAAAGTCATCTTTGCGCAAATCGTTATATTTACCCACAAAACTTTGAATAGCATTATCACTATTATCATTTCCAAGATTGCCAAACACACCAATCGAACCTGCCAAAAATGCCCTCGCAGAGTCAGCCTGTTCTCGATGCGGATAAGGTTCAGTAATATTGCCGTTTAAATCAATATGCGTTTTATACCAATTCTGTTCATCACTTAAAAATGCTTTAGCTGCACTGACCTGCTGCGAGGTAACACCAGTCTGCCCCATACCGCCTTTTTTATTTCCAAAAAGATATTGGGCAATATCCTGATCACTGGCATTTGGATATACCTTTTTAATAGCGTCAATACTCGCCTGCATCTTTTTAGTATATTCTTTATTTTTCAAGTCACTGCTAAACCCTAAGATATCTTTCTTTCTATTAACATCTGCATCAGCAGCCTTTTGCCCATACTCAAACTGACGCTCCTGTCCTTCAATAACATTTTTATTGCGATATTCGTCGCCGCCGGTAGGAATGTTTTTAGCCCATAGTGCAGCAGCAGTACTATCATATCTTCCAAGTTCAACCAATTGGCTAATCGCATTAGGATCATAACCGTCCTTAGGCTTATAACCACTCAACAGACCCATCAACTGATCCGCATACGCTTGTTTGGACAGCTTCTCCTTGTCCTGCGCCTGCGGTAACACCGCCGCCAAAGCTTCATCAATCTGATAATCCGGACGCCCCAGCGCCCTTTGTTTAAGACGCTGGTCCGCCGCCCATTGCTCCGATGAAAAATCAGGATTATTGGCAGGATTTTTTATTTGCGCATACATATTAGCCAGTTCACTTATCTTCTCCTGATCCGCAGCAGAAGTAACCTTACCGCTTGGCATACCCTTATACAATTCATCAATGCTCATCGTATTACCACCGGCAGACAATGTATTCGGAGCTTCAACTTGCCCTGCACTCATGCCGAAGCTCCCTGCAGGCACATTCCCTGCCTTATATTCATCTAATGCCTTATTAGCCGCCGCCATATCAAAATCCATGCCGCCGCCATTGGCAAGATAATCTTCCAGCGCTTTATTCCTGTCCTCAGCCGTAGCAGCGCCCAAATCCCCCATCATTTCTTCCTGAGCCTTGCGTACACCACGATCATCATATTGTTTGTTATAGCCCTTTGCCAGCAGCATACCCAAAGCAAATGTCGGATCACTATATGCAATGCTGGCCATATTACTAAAATCAGGCTGACCATATATTTTTTTCATTCCATATTTCCCGTAACTCATCGTCCAATCACCACCCTTAATAAATTTAGGCATACAAAAAGCGCCTAACAAAATTGTTAAGCGCCTGCATCTATGTTATAATATTTCACGAGATAGCCTGATAGTCGGATTCTCTCCCATAAGGGGGAGGTGATAGCATGACTGTATACGAAGCATTATCCTTAACGGTAGCTTTCGGTACACTCGTAGCTATCATTTTGTCTAACCGTAAGTAACCCTTACTTATAAAAGACAAAAGACCAACTAATTGGTAGTCGGCCTTTTCTTCAAGTCTTAACTTTTCAGGAGAGAGCTGACACGCCAATATCAGGCTATCTCTTTTGTTTATTATAATATATTAACAAGTTTTTTGCAAATCAACTAAATCAACCGCAAACAACCCGAAACAGCAATAATTAAATCAACGTCCAAATAAACCGCTGTTGCCGGCAAGGCCTGTCAATACACCGCCAAGCAACCCGCTGCCGCCGCTCTGTTTTTGCGTCGAAGTCGTTGTACCCTGCCCGCCCATCGCACTAAGAGCGCCTAAAGTACTGCCGTTAAGTCCCATCGACATCTCCCATGCGGCTTTGCCCGGGTTCGTCGCCGCTTCCTGTGCCCCTGCCGCAGTAGTAATGTTCTGCCCTGCTAAAGCGGACTGCTGCCCATACAAGCCGTTAAGCGTACCAATATTATTATTGTACTGCTCGGCCATTGCGTTAGCAGCAGCATCATTAATACCCTGTAATTGTGTATTCGTAACACTGCTGTTCAATACACCACGTCCACCCAGGTCATTTACCATACTACCCACGCTGCTTTGCACGCCTGCTTTTATCGAATTTTCCATATTCTTCTGATATTCTTCCGGCAAAATGCCCTGTGTCAGCCCAGCAACACCCTGCTGCGCAGCTCCAATTTGACCTTGCGCCTCATTAAGCAGCTTATTATAATCGACCTTAGTATCAGCCAAACTGTCAAAATACAGATTCGCACCAGAATCATTCAACTTAAGGGCATTATCCTTAATTGAATTAGCGTAATCAGCAGATATCTTCTGTAATTCCAACTCGTACTGAGTTGGCTGGTAACTTTGAACAGTCGTACTGCTACTGCCCTTCTTGTGTAACTGAATAATCATTCTCCACACTGTTATCACCGCCTTTTTCCGAATTTAAATTTACTAAAATCACTTCCGGATTTATTTCAAGAATTGGCGCTTCCCTAGTATTAAGGTAATGCGTCACCCAATAATCTTCATTCCCATTATCCTCATAACCACAAAGAGTGATAACGATCGGGCGCCCGATACTGTCACTACACAAATACCGGCTTTCAACTTTACCCGGATTAGACTTATTATTTATGCAATGATATTCCTTTGCAATCTTCCACCCAAAAGCCCTGATATATGGCCTTATCGAACGGGTACACATAGTAGCAACACACTCAAGGCCTGCCCCAGCGGCATACAATTCAGCATAGTCATGCCAAAATTTGCCATCTCCGCAAACCTGATAGACAACTACCATTTTTCTTTCATAATCAAGTTTCATCAGCGCAAAGCCACGTTCCGCCAAATAGTTCAGTCCGTATCCCTTCGGAATGCTAAACTTATCACCTGTCTTTTGTTCATAAAAATCAATCCACTCCTGCAAAGTCTTTGCTGTAGACATAATACATCACCTCTTTGCCAATGCCTAAACGTCCAACGCATATAACTGTAAATGGTTTAAAACATGCGGTTTGTCGCATCTTATGCATAGCTCAAAACCGTGCGACTGCGAATAAAAATGCTTTATTCTGCGTTTATCCTGTAATGAATATTTAACTGTTTTTCCTAAAACATCTATATTCAAACAACCTTCCTGATCGCTTTCTACAAACACGTCAAATCGTCTTGTAATGATATTGTTACCAGTCAGGATCTGCCTTGTAATAATTTTGGTTTGAATCGGCACACCATTATCAGTATCAAACTCAAAGCTCCACCTATGCAGTCTATTACCAATCGCAACAGTTACCCCATTAGTAGTTTCAGCCATGTCAGCAACAGGCTCAGGAAAATTTAAAACATAACCTGAACTCATATTATACTGATAAACAAACAGCTTGTTACGCTCCCTAAAATTCGGAGCAATAACAAGCTGTCTTTTTGATATTAAATTCCAGCACATGGGTTTATAAATTTCTTCAGCCATGCTTTTATTAATCTTATATCCTAACTCATTAGGCTGAAAATTACCATAAACCTGTACAGCGTCTAAACTTCGTATTCCTTCCTGTGTTATAAAAACAATACTGCTGCCAACAGAAGCTATAGACTGACATACATTCTCTGCACCACTCTGCCTGCCGATCAGAGCTACGTTCCACGCCGGATATTCACCGCTGATACTATAAATGTTACCGTTAGTTTTAAAAACAACGATATCATTAGCCATTGGCAGGCTGGTTATAATATCACCATCATCCTTATATCCAACTTCCAACCACTTCGCACTACTCTCATCTTTAGTCTTTTCTTCCCATGCCTGTTCACTTTTCGCATCGCCCACAGAAGAATAATACTCATTGTCATCGCCCCGATGTGTTATCACCAAACGGCCAAAGCGTTCAAACACGTTGTCACACAGATAACTTCCGTCAATAGTCGTCAACGCTTCATAGTCATATACCTGCAGCTTGCCGCCGCTGGCAATAAATATGTCACCACCAAACTTACAGCACACCGGTCGTGATCGTCCTGACAGTACGCCAACCTCTTTTACTCCATTCGTAACGTCCGCAAAATAAATCTTCGCCGTACTTTCTTCCTCAACAGGCGTGCTGCCAAAAATCAAATAACCTTCGGTCATCCTGTCATAAAAAAAGCTCTCTATCTCATCACCGTCTACGGTAATAAGCGGAGCCGATAAACCGCCACGAGTTCGCAGCCGGTTATAATCATATTCGTAATTTTCAATGAGCTGCGCTTCATTTTCGGCAATCTGCCCTGGCGGCTGCGCTGTATTCATCCCACCGGTAAAATCGCTGAAACTAATTGCTGTCAGCTGCTCACTACGTTCTATCGGCATTTATGGCACCTTCTTTACTGTATCATTTTCCGCTTCTCTACGGTTATATCGTAATTCAAAAACCAGTTCCAGTATTCTTCAGCTGTCGGAAAATTCTCGTGCAGCAGGCCATTGCTTTCCCATGCGTCAAAGCAGGCGCTTTTCAATTTTTCAACAATTTCCGGGTGTGCCTGCGCTAGCTGTTTTTTTGTTTCCACATAATACATAATGCATAAAGCGCAGTTAAATGACTTGCCATAAATCGCATACGTTCCCGGTAACTCAATACTGTTTTCTTCGATATACGCCCAAATATCAGTATCAGTCCAGTTATACAACGGATTAATTACCTTGTGCCCGTTCTCTTTCACCTGTACCGGTTCAAGGCTTTTTCGGTCCAGCATTATATCAGTCTGGCGCTTACCAAGCACAGTACAATGTTGCTCATCAACAAGACGGCTATCAACGCCTCTGCGAATATGCTTGCAGCAAAAGCGGTTATACAGCGTAGGCATAATTTTGTATTCACGAATCAAGTCACAAACTGATTTTTCAGGATGTATCCATTCTACTTCCGGATGCTTATCCTTTATAAAATTCGCCACTATATCACTTTCAAGCGTAGTTTCTAAATAATAATACCTGGCATTGCAGCCTGATCGGTTAATTAGATGCTTCAAAACGCAACTGTCTTTACCGCCAGAGAATCGTACCGAAAACCCTTCTGCACACTCATTAGCGGTTAATATACTGATCGCCTCATTTACTTTCTTATCCAATTCATTATTCATGTCGGCAAGCTACCTCCTGTCAAATTGTTATATCTGCTGCGAACACTGGCATCGATATACACGGTACCGATACCGTCATCCACATAAACTCTGTAATAGGTGCTTGTATTATAAGATGGTACAGCCCCCAATTGCGGATGATTATAATAAGTACAAAAACCAGCATAGTAGGTATATCCGCCATTCCTGCCAGTATAATTATTAAGACCGGAATACGTCGTTCCGGGTGCTACCGCCACACGCTTCACTGCACAACCATAATCTGTATAGCCGCTACTTTTTCCACTGCCTTCAACATATTGTTCGTAAAGCGCACAAATAGAAACATAATAAACATTGTTCGGCACAGTAAACGACGCCCCGCTTGATAGCAACGTCCCTCCTGCCGGTGCCAGCAATACTGATATGCTTATATTTTTGGTAATTACTATAGACATAGGATTGTCTGTTTGTGCGTGCAATTGCAACTGTAGATTATATTTAGGCAAGTCCCCCCCAGATATACTTTCGTTTGTTGTTTTCATTTTCATTTTTTTCATTGCTCGCACCTTGTATCCTTTATTACGTCTGCGGAAACAATCGTGTTTTCTGCCAAAGTATTCATTTCGGGATCCTGCCATTGAACAAATTTATACCCAGTATTGGGAGCACAATGCTTTTGCCCTTTAGAACCATAAGGTGTAACAAACGTCGAAGTATGCGCCAAACCATCAATTGTAACTGTTATGACAGCATTTGCAGGCTGCACTATAGTTACAGTACACATCCGTTCGTTATTGGTAGCAGCTAAAGCCCTACTTGCAAAGCCCATCTTTACCCCTCCACACTATTACAAACCGTTCCAACATAGCAGAAAATTCCGTGCATTAAATCATCTGTAACGGTTACTGTCATCAATAATCCTTGATTTCCCTGCAAAGCAGGTATCTCGCCATTAGGATAATAAATAGGAGACGAAATCAAATCACCACCAGAATTTAGAGATAATTTATAGCCTCTGCCTACAACAATTCCCGTGGTTACTTGTATCTGATAAACTTTAATTTTTCCTGGGATCATATTGCTATTGTCTATGGTTAAAGCTATATCTTTAGTCAATTCTACAATCTGCCAGTTTGACGAATCTGCTGTCAGTGTTTTATTATCTGATACAGTTTCGTAAGTTTGAAAATCAACAGTAGTTGTAATCGCCTTTTTAAAAGTGTTACTATTCGTAAATGTGTTTTCAGCCGAAACCTTGACGCACGCCTTTACTTCTTGTTGAACGAAAGCAGTATTAGCAATCTGCTTAGTATTAGTCCCCGATACCGCTGTAGGCGCTGTCGGAGTATCAGTAAACGCAGGGCTTACTAGTGGTGCATAACCGCTCAGATCCTGATACTGTGTAAGCGGTTTGATTTTGTTTCCACCCAAAATAATCTCACCGTTTAAAATCTTAGCGTCAGTAATACCATAACCTTCCAGAGTCCCAGCTTTATCCGCTTTTTCAGCTAACTCTGTTTTCGTAGCATAAGTAGTTATAATATTATTTCCGGCGCTGTCTTGCTCTGCTTTAGTTGCACTGTCAGCATTACCAATCAGCGCACCTTTAAATTTATCTAAAGTAAGCGTTTTTGTTACCGGATTAAACTTGGCACTGGTAGCAAAACAAACTCCGTCTGTAGTACTGCTCGTTTGATTAGCCTTGATCGCCAAAAGCAGCGGGTATTCCGCATTAGCACCAGCAACGGACTGCGTAACCTTATTGTTTAGCGGAAGCTGCCAAGTCCCGTCGCCTTTCAAGAAACTTTCCTGCTCCCCTGCCGCCGGAGCAGGTATAAAGCCAGCTGTGCCGGCAGCAGAAGTACTGGCACCAGTCATTACACTATGGCTATGATCTGCATGGGCATAATCTCCTGCCGCCTGCTTCCCGTCAAGGCCCTTTTCCAATTTTCCAACAGCAACATTAAGGCTATCCGTATCTTTAATAGCCGCCGCTGTTTCCGCTTTCACATATCCTGTCAGCGTAATCTCGCTGCCCTTATGGTTATGCTCAGACGGATTAAATTTCTCAGGCTTCTCCGTAACCCCTGACCACGGTACCGAAGCAGCCCCACCGGCAGTATAAACCTCATAACCTTCCTCAGACGATAATTTTGTATCATCAATGATAGCGTATATTTTTTCTGTCGCCAATACCTTTACAGTATCGCCATTCTGCACATCATCAATCGTTAAAGCAAACCTTGCAGCATCATCAGCAACCCTTTTCAGTCTTTCAAGAGCGGCCTTAGGTATATTTTCCAGCCCTATCACACCGACTATTTTCGTCGCATTAAGTTGGCTATCTGCCGTAAGTGGCGTAATTGCATTACCGCCTAAAGTAATTCTACCGTTGGCTATTTTTGCATCATCGATACCATACCCGCCAAGCGTCGTCGGATTAGCTCCGGCAGTAACATGCCCCTGATCATTTACGGTAACACTGCGATACGTTCCTGCGGTTATACCACTATCCGGATGCTCATACTCCGGTATATTAACATTGCCGTCAACATCAGGACTAATACCGTTTACCTTTCTTACCCCGCCAGCTGCTGCCTGGGCCGCAGCTTCTACCGCCCTGTCAGCTTCTGTCTTCGCCCGATTCGCTTCCGTAGTAGCTGCACTTGCACTGCCAGCCGCAGTAGTCGCCGATTCCTGGGCAAGATTTTTAAAAGTATTGGCGTTATTCTCGCTTTCAGCCGCCGCTATTTTAGACTCCACCGCCGCTGCTGCTGAAACACTGGCATTATTTGCCGAAGTATCAGCTGCCGTTGCCGAGTTTGCCGCATTGCTTTCACTTGCTTTAGCATTGGCCGCACTACTAGCTGCAGCAGTTTTAGCCGCTTCAACTGTACTAACCGACGCTACCGCCGCTGAACTTGCCTCTAACGCTCCTTGTGCGCTGTCCGCACTGTTGGTTTCAGACGTTTTTGAATTGGCAGCTGAAACAGCAGCCGCCGCTTCCGACGCTTGGGCTTTAGAAGCACTTGCCGTTGCCGCTGTTTTGGCGGCATTGGAAATTTCGACACTCGTCACTGCTGCCTTTGCGCTTTCTGCCGCCGCTGTTTTTGCCTGCTCTGCAGCAGTAGCACTTTCGCTTGCAGCTTTTTCTGAATTAGCAGCATTAGCCGCTGATTGACCGGCTTTAGTTTCAGATGCACTTGCAGCTTTCGCCGCTGTTTCAGCCGCCAGTTTATCACTGTTGACCTTGCTTTCATATCCAGCCGCAGCTTTCGCAGAAGAAGCAGCCGCCTCGGCACTACCCGCCGCTGCTGTTGCAGAACTCGCCGCACTCTGTTCAGCTTCGCCAATCCCTTTAGCACTAGCCGCAGCAGCTTGGGCGCTTTGATCAGCACTGCCCGCATTATTAAAAGAAGCCTTTGCTGCCGCAACAGCAGTATCTTTAGCAGCTGTAGCAGTTTTCTCACTATTGTCAGCCGCATTGGCACTTTCTGTTGCTTTCACTTCACTTCTATCAGCCGAAACAGCAGCTGCAGCCGCATTATCAGCCTGCTTTTTAGCTTCCGCAGCATAATTTTCGGCATTACCTTCAGCATCAGCAACACCCTTACCGCTTTCTGCAGCCTGCTTCGCACTCTCTGCCGCAGAAGCAGCACTTTTTTCTGCGTCCCCTGAAGAAGTTTCAGCATTAGTTGCACTTATTTTAGCGGTATCCGCACTTTTAGCAGCAGCTTCTTTATATGACTTAGCATCATCCGCAGCCGTTCCAACCTCTTTTACCATAGCTAATACTTCACCTAAATAAGTCAAAGTAAGACGTTGCTCGCCACTGCCAATATGATCAGAAAATTCGTTTCCCTTTACGACCAGTGTTTTCTCCTTAGTTGTACCAACAATCAGTTTCCCTGCATCGTTTATTCCCATAAAAGAAAGATAAAATTCTCCTTCTTCCTCAACGCATTCGCAAGGAATAACACAGCTATTTTCAGCATCCAAAAGAATTTCATAGGTATTAGAATTACGATTAAAAACAGCAAACTTAGTAAGCCCGCCCCAATCAGAAGAAAAAATAGCCTTAACTTTTATAAAATTAAGACTATCAGCTACAATATACGCTTCACTCGTTAGAATAAGCCTCTGCCCTTCAATTTCAAAATCTATTTGCATCTTCTCACCTCAATTCTATGCAACGGTATAACCGGCATTATTATTGTCAGTAGCAATGAAAGAAGCAGTACCTATTGCGGCAACGCTTTCTATTGACACACTTGACTTTATCGTGGATATTTCACAAATAGCCGGTGCAATACTACCGTTTACAATATGCGGCTGACTATAACCGTCAAAAATGTATTCAGTGTACCAGCCTACAAATCTGATACTAATAACAGCATTAGCACGAATACTATTTGCTGTCAGCGCAAAGTTTATTTTCGCTTCAGTCCTATTTCCGTACAATTCTGTAGTTGTAGCAACCACAGAACCATCTACTATTAACTGAGCATAGCATCTTGCAGAAACATAAACACGAACGTCTTTCCAATAGCCACCACCACCCATTGCACTACCTACTTGGACCCAAGATGGCGTAATATAATTAGCACCTGCTGCCGTCAGAATTCCCTTTACAGTTACATTCGCATTAGCTGGCACAGCAAAAGGAATAGAATAGCTCTTAGTTGGGTGTCCATTATACTTTAAAGTTGCGTCACTCAAATTTAAAGTATAGTTCAAAGGCACTTCTCCGCCTGTAGTACCAGGAGCAATGACACTACGGCAGCGAACATTAAACCCCGTATTATCAATATCGTAGGCAAAACATTGAATCAACGTATTAAAACCATCATAAGTAAAAACATAAGAAGGTAAATCAATAGGAGTGCATACCACCTTCGGAACTTCCTTCCACGGATTCGCAAAAGTAATTCTTTGCCCGTCCATTGCTGTACCCATGATCTGTTTTTTAACCATAGCATACGCCTTTGCATTTTCATCATAAAAGGTAATACCTTTCTGATCAAAAAGTGTATAACTACCATCTCCTTCAGCAACCTTTAACCCATCGCCTGAGAGTGTTACTGCTCCACCAACAACTTTTAATTCGCCGCCTAGAGTAATTGTTTCAGCAGCAAGTTTCTCAGCCGTAACAGCCCCTGCACTAATATGCTCGCCAATAATACTTCCTGCCTGTATAGCTTCAGCCGTAACGGCATCGACAGCAATTTTATCTGCAGTAATAGCACCAGCTTGTATCTTAGCCGCAGTTATCGCATTAGTGTCAATTTTATCCGCAACAATTGCATTAGCCTGTATCTTAGCCGCAGAAACAGCATCTGCCGCTATCTGTTTCTCACCAACAGCCCCATCAGCAATATCAGCAGCTCCTACAAGCTGCTTAACATCAGCAGTAACTTCGTCGCTGTATTCACCCTCGCCAATATCGTCTACAAAACAATAGCTCACAGCAATCGTCCCACTGGTCAGGAAATAAACAAATTCACTGTTTTTACTGTTAAAGTCATCACCATTTACAACAAGCTTATAATTCGTATAACCAACCGGCAACGGCTCCATTTTTATATTTACCCCCGAAAGCAACGCTGATAAAACAGGAGCTGCCGGTTTGGCGCCCAGCGGCTTTCCAAATTGATGCACGGCCGGCTGGCTGTAAGTGCCAAAAATATTACGCACAAATAAATACGCAGTCTCGCTTCTTACATTGGGATTGGCTCTTGATTTAAAATCACGTGTCCGGTCAAGCAATTTATCGCTGTAAACGCCTGCATTTCCATCAAGACGCAGCTCAAAAAAATCAACATATCCATTATCATCATGCAGCCATTCCCAAAGCGGGCCTGCATCATCCCAAGTTAGCACAAACTGCTTAGGAATAGCAGGTACAAGAATACTCCCTTTAATTTCTATCGAAGCCTGCGGAGCTTCCTCAAAACTACTGCTTCCGCCGCTGGAATTAACAGCCACTACCCGCACAAAATAAGTCGTCCCTGCATTCACATTTTCAATAACATATTTCAAACCGCTGGCACTTCCAATTTGCTTAAAATCTTCCAAATTAGTCAATTTGCCCGAAGCAATCCATATCTGCGCAGATGCGTAATCAGTTATAGCCGCATTACTAAAAGATACCTCAATATTATTTTTCGGCATACCGTTTCCATCCGTGGTATTCATTTCTAAAAGTGTTATCCCTGTTACCTGCTCGATACCTGAACCCGGTTTCATATCTTCGATCTGACGCTCGGTACTAAGCCCATACATAGACAACACTTTTTTTATAGCTGCAGCAAACCGCTTTCCGTCACCATCAACGCTGTTTGGAATATTTTTCAAAAGCTCAACTATCGTTTGAATGCCATTATTATCACTCATAATGTCACCACCTATGCGCTATACCCCAACGCCGAATTTATAATATTCATCAATTCCGTAGTAATAGCCTGATCCTGCTGCACATTAAATCTCTGTTGATTAAAAACATAAATTACAGCCAGTTTAACCAGCACCATATTTAAAGACTGCATTTCAAAAGGCATAACATCATCCTCTGTTTTCAGGGGTAAAAGCTCAGCAAAATATCTCACTTTCAACGGTTTTCTTTTATTAAACAGAGCAACTTTTCTGCCTGTAATTTTCATGGGAAATGTACCAGCTGTTTTAGTAAAATCAGCTGGCAGCGTATCGCCGTCGGCAATATCAATCTCTTTAATAGCAAAAGGGTTACCGGCGCTTATAAAGAACGCACTTAAAAAAGCAATAGACTCATTCAGATATGATAATATTTCATCATTATCTAAATCACCAATACCCTCACGATCATTGGTTTTATTTCGTATTTCCTGTATAGCTTCACTGGCATTCATATTTAATCACCGTCCTTAACACTTAAATGGCATTCTCTGACGTGCGTTAGCATACTTTCGCAGCGGTGTAATATTCTTAATCAAAGCTTCAGTTGCTTCGCTAAGAACCGTTGTTGATTGGTTATTCATCACCATTATCGACAAATTTACTAAACCATCTGACATAAACGCCGGCAGTGCAATATCTTCATTAATATTTTCAACATCCGTCAAAACAGCTCTGTAAGCAACCTTCACTTCTTTTTCTCTGCAATACAACTTATTAGCAAAAACTTTATACTCACCATAACCAGTATTGCGGCCAACTGATACAGGGTGCATTTTATAACCGTCCCTAGCCCTTGTGACACTTATCAAAGTCATAAAATCATACGGCAAACTAATTCCCTTAATATATGCATCATCATCAAAAACATATTCTTTGTCCTTCTCTAAATATTCGCTATTCCCCAAAGCCAGGCTTTGGTTTAGGTAAGACAAAGCCTCGTTGATCGCCTGCAAAATCTCATAATCACTATATTTAATTTCGTGCAAATCCTTCTGTTTAAAACGTATTTTCCTGACTAAAGCAGATACCTCAATCATGCTCAATCACCTCGTTGTAAAGTATTTTTTATCGACAACGGGACTAAGCTGCGGGTTAAGCTTAAAAAACATTCTTACATAATGAGTATATTGACCTATATCGCCATGTCGTTTGGCATCACGAGCCTTCAATAAAAGCGGATCATAAGTCCATAATTCAGGTGGAATAAATCCCATTACCCGCATCTCGCCGCTGCCGTGTCCAACACGTCCGCCCGAAAGCTCTGCAGCCGCCTTCGCCATTGCAATAGCACTATCCATCTCTACAGTAGTTCTCAAATGTACAGTCCCTTTACCATCGTTCAGACTGTTTAATTCCTGTTTGATGATCGAAGCCATAAAATCCCCCTTATAAGTAAAAAACAGCACACAAGCTAGGTATATAGCCTGTGTGCTGTTTTCAATAATAAAACTACAATTAATATTTAATGTTCAAAATAGAACCGCTTGCATGCGGCTGAGTACCTTTCAAACCAATAGACCCTTCAATGACAAACTCGGAATAGTTACCCTTTTTAGCCAGGTTCGCAACTTCGTGAGTACGATCAAACCATTTCAGTGCAAAATATTCCTCGTCCATAGCGTCAATGCGATTGTTCGGATACCACAAATGCGGCTGCGCAGTTACCATACCAAAATCAGTTTCCAAAGTATCAGCAACAATATTCATCTTTTTATCGCCGGATTTACGATTTGTCGTAGCAAGTGCTGTTACCAAGCTGGAAAAACGCTTTTTATTCTTCGGGGACATCCAAAGTTTAGAAGGATTGCCGCCACGATAATAACACATCTGCATCACAGCGTTAATATCGTCAACGGTATAATCCTTTGTTCCACCCAAATCAGTTACGTTATTTTTTTCAATAACCACACCAGTCCCTGCAGCAGTGGGAATAACCTGATCTGCGACAATATTCTCAATAGCGCCTTTCATACTATGAAAAAGAGCAAATTTCTTTTCAGGTGCTGCCGCATCAAGGCGAACATAATAAATGGTATCCTTCACAAGTCCCGCCGGCATTGTTGCAGCGTTAAAATACACAAAGTCACCTGTTTCCAGTTCGTGTTTAACATCACCGGTAGAAAAAACTCCGGTCGGTGCAGCAGGGGTACCGCCAGTTTCCAAAGTGCAAGCTACAGTAGCACTTTTTAAAAAGTACGGAACACCGCCAGTCAAAGCCGCAACCGAAGCAGTACCATCACGCTTCGTATCGCCATTTACGAGTGCATACTCAATATCACGAGCATGTTCAAAAAAAGCTTTAGTTTTCTGACGGTCAAATTCATCCTGCTGTTTGTAAATTTTACGAGTCTTACGCTGCATGTCAGTCACGTAACCAGAATTAAAAAATACCTGGACGTTATTGTCCAAAGAACGCATACTGCCAACCTTGCCGGTAGTATAATCTTCTTTTTCAAGATGTGCGTTCATTTGCGGTGGGCGCAATCCCTCTGTAATCCAGTTGAATTTCGTCTCCACTGCATCGTCGTCCTCTGCCAAATTTGACAGGAACGGAGTTTTGTCAGGATCGATATTAGTAATAATAGGGGAAAAATCCTCATCATTACCAAATGCGTCATAAGTCGCAGACTGAGAAGCGCTCGGTCCTGCGTCACGGATAACTGCCATAAAAATCACCTCTTTATAAATTTTTTATAAATAAAAAGAACACCAGCGATTAACCAGTGTTCCTGTTATTTTGTTCTTTTCCCTAAATATTGGCTCAAATAAGCCTGTTTTTCTCTACGGTTCATATTGCGAAGTTTGCTGAAATCAGCCTTGACGGCTGGCATATCTGAACCTGTTCCAGGCGTTTCTATCACTGGCGGCTTTGCTACCGGTGTAGGTATACGTCCGGCCCCGTTTAACTTAGCATAATATTCAAGCCTTGTATCATCATAATATTTTTGCAAAATCGGCAACTGTTCTCGTTTAATAGTATGATTTTTTAACGCCATTAATACAGGTTCAATAGTTTTTGCCTGCTCATAAGGTAAATTCATGTACCTTGTTTCCATCAGTACATCAATATCTTTAAAATTAGGTTCTGATTGCTGCACTTGCAGAGTATAGTTTTTAATCTCGTTATATATACTGTCATGTTCAAGCTTAGCACGTTCGGCTTCCTCAACACTTTTAGCCTGCTGCATCTGCACATCAGCAAATATTTTATTGCGGTTGAAATCCACAGCTGCATTAAAATTATCAACCTTATCTTTTAACAACTGATCATCGGTATATTCTGCTGCAGCAATGTCATCTTCCGTGATACCTAACTCCTGCATAGCCATCTGACGTGCAAGTCCATTGACCTTAGTATAAAACTCTGCAGCAGCTACATCTGAATTTTTAGATACATCACTTTGCGTTGACTGCACTTTATTTTCACTACCAGCTTTAAACGCAGTATATTGTGATCTATAAGCCTCTGGGATACGCCGCTCATCAACTTGGTTTAGCTGTATCGCCAGCAAAAGCTCCTCGGACGAATAGGCAGCTTCACCGCCATTAGCATTAACTAAAACATCACTAATAACGCCAGTAGCAGCTTGGTCAGCACCTATAGCCTGCGGCTGTGGTTGTACCAAACCTGGCAATACAGTACCATTTTGCTGTATCGCAGTAGTACCCGTTGCCGCTGCTGGCGTTTTAGCGGCAACATCAGTCTGACTTTGCTCATCTGCCGCAACCGTAACAACCCTGCGCTTACCATTCGGATCAATGACCAACTTTACCCCGCCGCTGACTATCTCTTTACTGCCTTCACCTTGCTGCCCCGCATCGGGTGTAACTGCCGCTGTATTTTCTACGCCAGTAGCAGCACCAACGGCATCATTACCTGCAGCCGCAGCAGTAGAAACCACACTTCCTGCCGATGCAGAAACGCTACCACCGCCAGCTTCCGTACCGTCTGCATCATAAAAGATCTTATTATAAAACATTCCTATTCACGCTCCCTATTATTCGCTTTCAATTCAGCAACTAATTTGTTTATCTTATATTTTTTCTTCTCACCACTATTAATAAAACCATTCAACATTTCAACAAACTTTGTAGCGGCACGATAATACAACTTTACCTCTTGCGGATCAGAATCACAACTAAGCAAAGCCTTCAGCACATCGTCTTCCACCGTATCTAAAAAAGCACCGACAACCTCTTTGGCAGCCACCGCTTTATCGCACAACTCCACATCATTCATTAATGCAGCAATATGAGCTTTTTTATCTTCCCTCAGACGTGCTATTTCTTCCGGGGAATAAATTTTGCGGCGCCGAAACTCCGGTGCCCTTATTCTTCTTAACATACTCCATTAACTCCTTTGACAGAACATCGTTGATTTCAATATTGATACCCTGTGATTTCAAATATTGTACTTGTGCCGCCGGCGGCAAATCATCAAAGTTAACTGTAATACGTGGCTGCCGTGCTTTTGAAAGCTCCAATTCAGCTTTTGCCTGCAGCAGCTGCATTTCTTCCTCCTTCGCCTGTTGCTGCGCCTGCTGTTGCTGCTGTTGAAGTGCTTTTGCTTCCTTGCTGCTCGGGTCAAGTAAATAATTCGAAACATTCCTGATTCCCATTTTTTCAAGCAAATCCTTAACTATTTCGTACCAGCTTTCAGGCGTTACCAATCCTGCCGCCTGCAACTGCGGGTAAATTTGATTTATCAAAATCATCAAATATTGGATCTGTGCTTCCCTCGTCCCCGCACCCAAACCGACATTGATAATCAGATCATAGTCAATATCCAACTCTGACTTATCAATGACAATATTCTCGTCCGCCAGGCGAAAAATCTGTTCCTGATCGAGATATTTTTGGTTAAGCAGTATCAAATACTTAAACAAAGGAATCAAAAAATTCTCTGCAAACATTCTCGCCATATGCTTCATGCGTTTTTCAGCGCTGCCCATAATGGCAGTTATGCCCGTAGCAGTCTTATTTAAACTATTACTATCCAACCCCTGATTATACCTTGTACTGCCACTCTGAGCTTCGATCTCATTCTGTGCATACTCAATTACGCTCATTGATAACGGACTTATTGGCAATTGACTCCCCTCATACACCGACTCTCTTGGCGGCCCGTCTGTAAACACAAACTCATCGCCATCAATCATAGCGTCAATATCTATATTGGATTTCATATCCAAAAAAGTACGAGGGCGATTATTTTTTGCGACATTCGTAATAATCTGCCTAAACACAGCAGTTTTCAGATCCTGCTGCTGAATTAAGTTATCCGTAAACGATTCATTCTCATTGAAGGCCGTATTAGGGCTTACCTCTGCACCAGTAGCGAAAAACGGAGAAATTCCAATATCATTAGTGACAATCCTAATAGGTACATCACCAATGGCATGTACGATCAAGTCCTCATAAATACCATCGTTATTAAAGTCAACCTGTAAATAACCCTCATACAATTCAAACTGCTTGCTGGCAGTATCATTATCAGCAAGACGGCTATCGATATTGTTCAGTTCCTTGTTCTTATCTGTTTCGTAAGTATCGTAGGAAGTATCACCGCTAAAATCTTCCATAGCTTTATCAATATTCTCGTAAACACCTTCTTGTTCCTTACGCTTCAGGTAATCGCCATTAACAATTTTTCGATGCGCTTTAAACTTTGCATTCTGTACGGTATTACTATCAGGCGTATATCTTAATTCAGACGGCGACATATACTGCACAACCGGATGATTAGCCTTTACAATAATCTTCTCAAAAACAATAATAGATAAATCAGGCGCATCTTTAACCGACTCCTGACTGATTATCTCAATAGATCCCTTATCAGCTTCTGCATTCAAGATAGCGATAATCGCAAAATCATTAACAGTACTGATCATAATCTTGTAACGCTCACGATCTTCTTTGCGATCCCAATATACTTTAGCAACTGCATGATTAAGCTTAATGGCATCAGTCCAAACAGCATCAATAAAGGTCGGATAACTGTTTTTTCTCTGCAGCTGATACTTCAAAAGCTGCTGTATCTTCGTTGCCTTATCATCATCATTGGCATTAACGCCTTTAATATCAACCGGATCATCACCACCAAGAAACGGTTCACACAGGCTTGGGATCATCCACTTAACAGTAGTCTTAATGTCCCTGCTGCAAAAATTACTTGTTTCCGACAGTGTCGGAAACAGCTTTCTGTAGTATTCTTCGGATGCCAAATACGACCTTTCACGCTCTTTTAACTTTGGCTGAATCGTTGATTTATAATAACTATTGGCAACGTCCTTGCACTTATTAAACGCAGACATTATCTTATCTATCTCTGATTTTTTCAGACTTTTAAGGCTAACCTCTTGTTTGGCACTGTCTTTTTCAGCATAAGCTACCAACATATCAAAAGGTGTTTGCGGCTGCGCAACATTACCTTGCTGCCCATCGTCAATAACCGACTGTGCATTATTTAACTGCTGCTGCTGATCAACATTATCATTAATATTAGGCATACGCTTTACTCCTAACCGAGTTTAATCGAAAAACTCCGCAATCACTACACCATCATTGACGTCAACAGAATATAAATACACAGCAGTTTCCTTTATTGTCGGAAAAATCATCTGCATGCCTGCAGCAATTGGAATGCCTTTATCGGAATCCACATCACTATCACCGAAATAAATAGCAGTATTACCACCGTTATGTACCAGCACCGCGCTTCTGCCGGTAAGCACATGCGCTTGAACAGAATCACTAGCCGCCACCTTCACTGTATTTGCGACTAACGGCAATTTAACAACAGTCATATTACTAAAACTATAAGGAATATTCATTTTCAATCACTCCTCCACTATGTCAGTTATTTATAATTCAATTCCTTCAACTTCCGCACGTACTTCTAAACAATAAAGATATTGACCCATGAAAGATTTTTGTTTTTTCAGCAATTCAATATCACAAGTAGGCGTAAAGTTTAAAGTGCCAGCTTCATATTTGACAATCATGGCATGAAGCTTTTCATATCTAATCTGAGTCTGCCAATACTCAGATTTAAACCTATCTTTGTAATCCGCACTATTCATCAGCTCAACCGTATCTTTTAATTCCATATCATGATATTTCATTTTTATTCCTCCTTATTTTACGCAAAAATTATCCCATTTTTTATACACATCAACATATGTTTCGTTCTTATCACCATTGTGTGTAACCTCATAATACATGCCATCACTTACGTTAGTACTTACAAGAGCCTTCCAGTTCTGCAAAGTTTTACAAAACCACACTACATATACATCATTCAGCGTAATCTGTTTCTTATCAGTTACATCAACCTTAGTATTAAAATAGTCCATCACAATTTGTTTTGCTTTTTCCTGCATCATCATTCACTCCTTAAAATTTTAATATTTATTTACATCGCCCCTACTCGGCGAATACGCCCAGCCTTGCGTGCCTGCTTGTAAACATCAAATTGACTAGCTCTAACCGGCAAGGCAAATGTCAAAGACAATGCATCGCCAAAGTTAGGCGACTGCACCCCACGCTCTTTCATATCATCTTTACTCTCGAGCTGGAATTTACCACGCGTATTGATAAAGGCCGACGGTGCAATTAAATCATTATAAATCTCATCCTTATCCTCAATAGCTCCACCTTCCTTAACCCATTTCTTCATATCAGACCACATTTCAGCACGTTTATTTTGGTAATAATCGTCTGTAGGAGTACTGTTAAAAGGTATCAACGTCCACTGATCTCCACGCCCCATATTCTTAAAGAAAGAGTAAATTCCAGTGCCATATCCCTGATCAATAAAGCCATGCGTCATTCCATACTCATCTGATAATGCAGCCAACTTACCTGCAACGTAACCATCATCATCATTTTTAGGCATTACCAGCAAAATCTTAGAATAATTCCCCTGGCGCATATAAACAACCAGTAAATCTGTACCAGTCCAAGCCGGATCAACGCCAAATATAACAGGCAGGCTTTGATAACTCTCTCTGCTAATAACCTTGCCACGCTCCCTGGCCGCATTAACATCCTCAATACTGATAAGCTGCAAATCGCCTTGAAGCGGGAACTGACCAAGAACACGAACCCGGATAACGTCACTATCAATACCATATTGAGCAATCCATTTGGCAAGCTGTTTCTTATTACTAACTTTTACAGTGCGACTATCAATCTGCTGTGTATTCCAAAAAGCTCGATGTTTATGGAAACAATCGAAAAACCTACCACCGTTACGAGTAGGATTACCAAAAGCACACCAAACAATTTCAGTATCACTATCAGTCAGTGCCCCCTCAACAACCTCCCAAATGACATCATCAATAGCTGAAGCCTCATCAAAAATAACTAAAATGCGTTTGCCTTGATTATGCAAACCAGCAAAAGCTTCGGAGTTTTGCTTGCTCCAAGGTAAAGCATCAATACGCCACGTCTTCTCGTGCTCTGGATCCACACTATAATATGCTGTTGCAGTGTATTTAAACATAGGCTTACAGATAGAAAGCCTGTGCCATTTTGCCAACTCTGACCATGTTTTAGTCAGCAACTGATTTTGCGTATTTGCTGTTACAACGCCCTTACAATCCTCAAATGTAGCCATTGCCCACTGTATTATCCAACAAACCAACGCCGACTTACCAATACCGTGGCCAGAGGCAATAGCTTCCTGAATAACCTCATCAGGAGTTTTCAGCCCATCTCGAATATCCGCAAGAAGCCTAAGCTGCCATTCGTCAGGAGTCTTCCCAGCAAGTTCTCCCTCGCCCCAGGGATAAGCAGCCCATACAAAGCCAACAGGATCATGCGTAAACTCAGCACAAAACTCAACCAGCAATTTAAGCGCCTTGTCAGACAACTGAATATCATTGCTATTCTTTCTTGCTGCCATGTTTTTCAGCTCTTTCTCGGGCTTCTTTTAAAATCGCAGCAATGCCGCCTGTCTTATCTTCAATTTCCAAGCACTCACGAACCAACCCATAACGCTTAGCCAATGCATCAGCACATTTTATTCGATCAGACAAAGCAGCATCAAGATCAAATTGATCTTTTATTTCCCCCCTCATACCCTTAGAATAAAATTCCAACACTTCGTCTGACGACGCAATCAGCTCATTAGTCGGCTCCTTAGAACGTTCCTCTATATATTGTTTGATACCAACATTCTCCAACAGCAAATACGCTCTCTTAGCTGCATAATTCTTACTATAACCAGCCTTTATTGCAGCTTCTTCCTGAACGCCACATTCTAAGTAATATTCAGCGAAAGCTTGTTGTCGTGGTGATAATTTAATCTCTTTATCCACTGCCCTCACCTGCTTTTTTATAAATCTCCAATAATCTCAGCAAAATGTCTAACTCACGAAACGAATCGACAACTTCAACTTTCACAAACTGATATTTTTTAACATCTTTAGGTTTCTCCGGATGAAGTTTATTATATTCCCCGACCGGCATTAAATAGTCCAATTTGTTAAGCGTGCAAAGCTTCTCTAATTTACGACTATATACCTGGGTCTTCGTAAATAAGTAAATCTTCCCCTGTAGTTCCAACGCTTTTTGCAGTTTTTTAATTTTAGATGTCAAAATAGACATATTTACACCACCACACAAAAAAACCGCCTTCATATTTGCCCTACAAGCGTTTTTATGAAAGCGGCGCTTATGTTTCTACCTGCTACTTTGGCTCAAATCCTGATTAAACTTCAATTTCACCCATTCCGGTAAAAGCCCGTCCAAATCCTTTTTAAACAAAAAATACAAATTATAATTGAGCCACTTTCCATTAAAAAAATAAATAGGATTAATATAATACTGCGTTTCTACGCAATCGCCGATCTGCACTCTAACTTTGCCAATGATCCGACGATCAATCATCTTCCCCAAAAAATTCGCCGCCTGCCTTTGGGATATACTCAGGTAATCAGCAATCTTACTGCAGCTCATACCCCTAACCACATTTCCGGATCTGTAACAAATCAAATTACTGCCTTTATGCGTCACTAAAGACAAACGGTAAACCCTAGCTGTATCTGTTTCTGACAAATCCTTCGGCAAACCAAAACCTTTAAAAGTTTTTACAGCTTCCTTGTTCAACCAAAACAAATAACCGTTCTCGTCATCGAAATACCGTATAGTATGTTCTTTAGTCCTTACAACATTACCAGCACCATCAATCTCAGCATTAACAAACGTCCTCTCGTCATATCCTTTAGTCAATTAAAATGTCACCCCACTTACGAGGTTTTTTTGCACTTTTTCTGTAAAAACAAAAACGCCAATAAGCACAATTTTTATCAGCGTCTTAGGTATATTTTCAGTTAAAATTTGCTCAAACTTCTATAATAATAATTATAAATCTTTGAGCAAAATTCAATGTAAAAATGGCGGAAGGCACAGGACTTGAACCTGTAAGCCGATTGCTCGACTGACGCCTTAGCGGGGCGCTGCGTTACCAATTACGCCAGCCTTCCATATGGCGGAGTAGGTAGGATTCGAACCCACACAGCGTATCCCTACGCCCTATCAGTTTTCAAGACTGCTCTCTTAGCCGTTTGAGTACTACTCCATTATTGCCGCTATATTACCTCAACGGCAAGGTGTCCAGTACGGACGATATTAAGATATATAACAACACCTAAAGTGTAGTTAACGCTAGGCGGCGCAAGCTGCTCATACATGCGCCGCCCTATAGAAAGAAAGGAGGAATGGGATAGAAAAAATACAAATAGAAAAAGCACTGAAACGCTCTCCGGGCGTCCAGTGCTTTCAACTACTTATAAAATTTCTATTATAATTATAGCACCCCCGAAAAGGCATGTCAATTCCTGGAATGGTGTAATATTTCACATTTACGGTTTATTTTTGCCACGGCGGAATCATGCCATATCCAATAGCCATACCCTTAGCAAAACTAAATACGTCTGACTTGTGGGCATAATAGCGTGCTTTAGAACATTTCATTGCCTTACAGGTATCACGCCAATTCTCATTCTGATCATACCGACGCCTGATATACTCACCTTGCTTTTTATCTTTATAAAACACCTTAGTTTCGAACAATACCTGTAACCACTTCTCCGGATTCCTGATCATGCGACTATTTCTGATCCCGCCGATAGCAGCTCCGTACTCAATAGACACGGCAACAATAGGCGAAGCCAACTTAATTCCCTGTGCCGCCGTCGGATCAGAAATTTTACTGTGACCAGTACCATTGCCACCGGTGCTACATCCACCCGGATCAAGTCGCTTTTCACGTATAGCTATTCTAATATCCTTCTCGTGAAAAAAAATAAAATCAATCAGTTCGTCGAGTATCATTAATGCACCGCCCCTCAAATACAGCCTTATTTAACTCGTCCTCTTTAATCCAGCACCTTGACTTATCCTCGGCTTCGCACAAATATTCAATAGAATTTTCATTTAACCTTATATCTTTTACTAAATACGGAACCGGATAGTAACGAAACGCAATTTTTCTAAGCACACCGCACACCTTCAAGTATGTTGCCGTTGTTCCAAACACAACCTCGTCTATTGCAAACTTACACTCTATATTAACGTTCATTCTTTGTCGCTCCAATTCAAAACACAAACACTTTTATTAACTCCTATGCAGACGGCGCATTGCTCGACTTGACCAATTTTATCAAAGTCCACGGCTTAGCTGATGGATCGTAAATCCCCCCATAGAAATATCCCTGCTGCCCCAATCCATTGGGATACTTATAATCAATTACTAAACACCTATACGGGTATTTTTTAGATATTGCTAGTACCTTAACGTCCTGCCAGTTTGGATTACCTGTAAACGGATTTTCCGTAAATTGGTTAGATTTGCTGCCTGTTTCAGTAGTTGTGCCTATCCAGCCCCTAGCGTCACTATAAAAATTTCTAAAATCAGCGTTTGTAACACCTAAAGCAATTACGGCATTTTGTATATCTGGCACAACAGCTTCTTCAACCTGCGCCCCAACGACTATATTTTTTGTAACTGCTATCGACATCGGATTAGACGTTAAGTCCATAACGCTCTGCCACCTCCGGCTCCCTCAAATTTTCCCACACAACAAATGGCAATTGCTCTACCTCACGCCATGAGCCGTTCTCTTTAGTAAATATCTTTGGATTAGTAAGCTGCGTCACAACATACCCTTCGGCAAAATTCATGCCGCCAAGCACTTCATTGTCAGGATTAGCAATCAAAACTTTATCACCCAAAACAACAATCTTAGTTGTCTTTAACGCAGCCATCTCGAGCAGTCCAAAATCAAGGCAGGCAATAAAACTATCTTTGTTTCCTGCTTCGTCAGCTTCTATTGCTTCTGCTATACAGCCCGCTCTAAGCACATACATTTCATTGTCCGGTAGCGGCAGCTCGCTTAGATCTGCTGCCAAATCATTATTCGTATTAATATATACATCATTCGGCATCTTTTATACCTCCTAACTATTTATGACTTGCCAGCCTTCGGCAATTTCTGCGTCCGTAGGATACCTGGAGCTGTTACAGCAGTACAAAGGCTTTGCCATATGATTTAGCCTATATCCGTTTTCGCATTCTATTTTTGCTAAAAGCTTTAAGCCTTCTCTACGATCAAAAACCAGTATGTTATCGCCGTTTGCAAATACTGTTGTATTCTCAAAAGTTGCCTTGTCGGGCATCGTTACATCAGCACACGCCGCATACCCTTCGGTTTTACCAGATCTCGCCGTAAATGGTATGCGCAAGAAATACTCAACATCAGGCGGATCAATAGCCATTATGTCAGCTCCGACAGTAATGTTTCCGTGAACAATCACTGTGCAAGGGTTATTAGTATTATTTGCCACTTTTATCACTTCCCATCAAACAAGCTCTGTCCAAAATCATCGGTCGTTTTTTTACAATCCGCTTCAAACTTACTTGGCGTAGCCATAATCTCCTTTTTCACGCAAGTCATGCATATTCTTGAGCATACGCCGCTATTCCGATAGACACACTTCATGCAGAATGACGGATACTGTAAACCGTTAGGATTAGCCATCTATCGTCCCTCCTCGCATCTATACTCCTTACATTCATCAAACATAGCCCACTGGCATCGCTCTTCGTCTAATGGTGCATTTTCCTCGTGCCGGGCGCAGGCGGTGTTATTGCAGGGCTTATCCATAAATTTGTTGCTTCGTATGCAGTAGGCTTTGTCGTTAGTCATTATTTATCTGCTCCTTCATCTTTACGATTTCTTTTATCCACTGCGGAATAATCTCTCCCCTATAGATGTACCAATCTTCTGACCCTGGCCAATCTTCCACAAAATAACGTGCTTCTACTGGCAGTGCTTTTACGAATTCTCCCGCTGCAACCAAATTACGTAAATGTTTTCCTGGAATTATTATGCGTAGCCTATAAGCTGTTCGGCTATAATTAAGCCCATGGCTTGTTGCCACGTCTGTTTTGATGGATCAGAATTTACTGTTAGCCACTGGCATTTTTTAATCATTCTAATTCCACGCTTTGTATCTACAGGACACATTCCAAGTGTAAGCCCCTGTCGCTTAATACTTTCAACATCCATAGCCGCACAAAAATGAAATAATTCTCTGCTCCTACTCATATCCTCAACACCTTTCAATCATCACATATAGCTTGACCGCAGTATTTGCAATAATGAGCATCATTATCTACCTCACTTCCGCATACAGGACATGCCCAGCCTTTAGGTATTTGTTGTGGAAAAGGACAGTTTGGTATAAAATGCTCTTCGACTACCAAATTTACTTCTTGTGGTAGTTGCTTTTGAGCAGCTGTCAATAAAGTTATATAAGCCTCTCTTTTCTTATTAATAGGCATTTTCCAGATGATTGGTTTTAATAAAGCTATTGATCTTTCTATCTTTAGTATGTTCATTCGGATCCACCGTTCATCTTTGCGCCACAGTAAGGGCAGTAAGCAAATTTTTCACTATTTTCGCTAAATACAGTTCTGCAGCAAGAACATCTTACTGTAGGCCGTCCAGCTAAAGGTTTTCTAAGCCATAGCCCGTATTTACGTTCTTCTACTGTAGGGGCTTCGTTTATTACGTCTTGAATCTCCGTGATTGCTACCGTTAAGCCGTAGAGCAATTCAGGTTCTCTCTTTAAAGCATCTGCATCTATTAATCGCATAATCTATTCACCGTCCTCTCAAATATCCATCGGGTCACAATTCTCACAGTCAGGTTCAATGTCTCCATACTGCCAACGACAATATGTACAGCAGTATTTACTGTCCCAGTAATCACAGGTGGCGTCACAATCATCACAAGGGCATTGTTCTTCTTTAGTCATTTTCTTCACCGTCCCGTCTGTTCCATGCTTTAATAGCTCTCTGCTCCAATTCAGCTTCACTTTCGCCAGTTTTTTTGTTTTCTACTATCTGAGCGGGACAGTTTTTGCACTCTATTACGCAACCTTCTGGTTCTTCGTCCCTACAATCTACCACGGCACCAGTATCAGGATCGATAACGGGCATATATATACCATCATCCCACATTGTTGCTTCACCGCCACAAAACGGACAAGGTTTTAATTTAGTCATTTTTCTTCACCTTAAATAAATAATAGGTTCACTGTCAGGCTCGTTAACGACTATGACGCTAAACAAGCTACGTCCGCTCGAGTGGTCAAGGTCTGTATAGTCGTCTATTTTATAAACTTGTGTTTCAGCAGGTAAACCCGATATAGCGTTCATTAGTTCTTCTTTAGTCATTTTTCTTCACCGTCTTTCTAAGGTTTTCCATTACTTTTTTGTTGCATTCCTCACAAAGCTCAAAGCTTTTATGTATACATGGTATTTCAAAGCTGCTGACTATACGTTTTATCTTTTTACAGCGGGTACAATGCCTGTATCTAACCATTGGTTATGTCGTCCTTTATCTCAATTAATAGGATTCCTTGACTACTGGCCTGCCTTGCCATAGCATTTAACAACTGTTCTGCAAATGGTCAGTATCTCCTTAACGCTATTAGTTCTTCCCTTAAACGTTTATTTTCTATCAGGATTCCACCAATGTTATCTTTTAAATCATCTATAGCATCAAGTATGCCATGTGGCGTCTGCGCTTTACCGTTATCATCTCTTGTTAGTATCTCTGCAATAAGCTCTGCATTTCTTCGACAATTCAACATCAACAGTATCTTTCGCTTTTTGTCACCAGCTTTTTCAAAAACACAATGGTATTTTAAACTAGAGCCAACATAATATTTGGTCATCTACTCCACCGCCTTCACCTTTGTTTCTAACCATTTATAAAAACCTGCGAAAATAGGAATACGGTTATATCTGCTCATCTCACCACAGAAACCAACAAAACCATTATCATAAAAAGTTATTCCTTCTCTGCCGTGAAAATATGTTCCATCAATTTCAACACCTTTAAACTCAGCTTTTTTCTTCTGCGTTTTTGTCATTTTGCTTGGATACACACTTATAATGATTGGATCTTTCACGGTTTTTCTGTATGGAATTAACTCAAGTTGAATAAAAGCTGCTAAGTCTCCCATATCATCCCACGTTAAAGATGTTACTGGAATATTGGCTTTATCCCATAATTCACGTGCATTATCGCTGTTTACGTCGATATTATAATAATCTTTCATTACTCCACCGCCTTAAACTTAATATGTTGTATAATAATTTTTTCTGGTAACGTCGGTAAACTCTTTATGATAAATTTCGTTGCACAAGTTTTGCAAAAATGTCGATTCTCTGCTACCTCTACTGCACAATCCTTGCACATTGGTAAATCACATGTATTTTTTTGCTGCATTGGTATCTTATCTCCTGTCTCTGGGTCAGGGAAATCAAACAGTATATTATTAGCAGGGAAATCACATAGAAATACCGCTCTTTTTTTACCGCAAACCATGCAACGGTCATATGGTGATACTTCCTCATTTGTTGCCATTACTCCAGCTCCTTTCATTTTCCGTGGCTTCCACCAAAAAAAGTCATTACTTTTTTAACGATTCTTCATAATCACTTCTACATCTGGAACGCTCCGAACCACAACTTCAAGCCCCAATTCCTTTATTACTGCGTCACTTATTAGCGGTGCCAATTCAACAATATTATTGACCTCGTAATGATATTGCTGTATCGATTCGGCAATAATCTCAATCAAACGATCTCGCAATACTTTTTCGGACATATCTCTCACCACCCGAACGATTTCATTTGCTTTAGGTGTTAGCTTTTTTGCCGTTTTTCGATTTTCCATCTACTCCACCGCCTTAGTCGCAGACATATTTTTTATTAACATACGCTTTGATATCTGCAGGATCAAATGCTCTGTCACATTTTGGGCAGCAGGGCAACATAGTCTTATCACCCCTGCCCATATTCTTTTCCATTTCTTTAAGCGCTACTCTGTATGGTTTATAGCTGTGGGCTATTTTCCAAAACCGTCTAGCACTTTCCATGTATCTACCCCATTCACGGTTTTGCCGTTCTTCAAAAATTGCGACCATGAGCATTGCTGCAAACGGATCTATAACTGCACCGCATCGGTCGCAAAATATGAGATGACTTTCTTCATCTATGCAAAGTTGTGGTTTGACATAATCAACACCATATTTATTATTTTCATAACATTTACAGGCCGAAAAAAACTTCTTTTTTGATACCATACCTACAAGACTTCTAATTTTCTCCACTACTCCACCGCCTTTACATTCTATTTGCCGTATACCACTTCATACATCCTATCCGCAGCAGTTCGTATAGTTTTTGTTCTGTTATCGGCTTTATATTCCGCCTGGTTTTTGGGTCGCGCAGTATTCTTGCACATCTCCCTTGAAAATCCCTGACGGCCATTATTCCAGCATCAGAATCCAATAATATTTGGTTAATCTCTGTGCTGTTTTCTTGGTACAGCTCATGCGGGAAAGCGTAGTAAAAATTTCTTACTATGTCGCTATTGTGGTAGATTTTCTTTTTAAAATCGGCCTTAAAATCGGCCATACTGATTTTAATTTCTACTTCTGTGCAATATCTTTTAGGCGTTATATAAAGCAAATCTGCTTCATAGTGACCAACCCTACCAACGGTCAACAGTATATTAGGCAAGACTATGTTGCCATTGATCAAACCAAATTGATAGGCAATACGCTTTTGCAGTTCATCTTCAGTCAATCAGTATCATCTCCTATTCTTCCCTGAAATCAATGTCTGGGTACTTATAAAGCAGCATCTTTTTCTTTAGCAAATATACTGGTGTTTTCATACCCTTTGTATCAACGTAATATATATGCCCATCAGCTTCGGTTACCTTAAAATCTGCCTTGTAAATGATTGGCCTTATCTTTTTACCTGCAACCTCATAACCAGGCTGTAAAACAAATTCAGGCTGTAATTCAATGCTTTTTACTGCACCGGTACGCTGCTGCCAAAGTAAATCTTCGTAATAGGCTGCTTCCTTTTTGCTATCAAAAGCAATTCCATTCACTTCGGTTATTTTATTACCATATTTCATAACTGGTTCACAACCTGGTAAAGCCGAAGCAGGCGTTACGCTATCAGAGCGAACTTTACTTACAAGGTGTGCCGGCAGTTCATTCCACGTAGTCATTTACTCATACCATTTCAATCGCTGCCCACAAGCGCCCCATTAAAATAACTTTGTTCATATGCGCTCCACCCCTTCCTTGACAGGCAAATCTCTGATTTTCTCTGCCCATTTAGTCCGTTTTTGTAAATTTTTTTCATCTTCCCACGCTCCAAATATCCCTAAATAGCAAATATTGTCGAAATTATCCCAAATGAGCGGGCACGCTTCACATCGATCACCAGTTCTTTCATCTTCAGCGTAGTCGCAAGCGAAGCAATGAAGAGCTGCGTAATACCCCCCTCTATTCTCTATCCAGCCCGACCATTCTCTCTTGCCCTTTTCCGGATTTTTGGCCAGCCAGTCCCAAAGCTCTTTGTGTGCTGTATGATTAAATTTAGCCATTATTACCACGCTCCAATAGATAACCATGCTCACGCACTGTGTCGTAAAGTGTCTTGCCGCCCTTGTTGATTACATAAGGCAGGAATATTTGATCAATACTCACCATACCAATCTGTATCAAGGCCATCTGCGCATCAACCCAGTCTTTCAGACATTTCCAAGCAGTACGCTCCGCTTGCTCAGATGTAGCTTTTACGTTGCTATTACGCTTTTTTTGAGCTGATAAGATTTTCTGTACTGCTTCCACGTTGACCGGCAGTGCTATAGGTATCTCACCTATAGCGGTATCAACAAGAAACTTCAATGCTATGATCTTGCCGCTGGCACAATCTTTCTGAATTGACTTAGCCCCGTTTGTAATTAAAGTTGCTTCTATCTCAGCTGCAGTCTTCAATGGATTAGCCATTGAAGTGTAATTTTTTAAATTCGCCATTATCTCACTCCCTCAAAATAAATTCAGCTGGGCATCTTCTAACCGAAAACGCCGTTCCAACTTGCTTAAATCAAATAATCCTTTTGTTTCTATTAACTTCCAATAGTCCATAGCGTCAAGCCGCAATGCATCTGCATATAACTCTGGGTATTTTTTCCTCAACAATCGCCAATCTTCGATCCTTTGGAGCGGGCATAAGTAGCAGCTAACACGCCTAAAATCTTTATATAGTCCGTTCCAATCGAAACCGCGATTGTAACAATATTCTAGTGCCTTTGATTCGGTGATACCCCAGTCGAACAGCGGATGAATCACGTTTTTTGCTATATTTTTATGTCGCTTGGGTTCATCAGCGGCGATACCTATGTACTTTATGTATCCACCTTTACCAAGAAAATACTTTTCTGATACTCTCGTTTTTAAAAGACCGGTACACCAACGGTTCATCATAGATGCCCAACCGTAGCCCTTTATACCTTTGAATTTTCCTTTAGTTCTTATATGTTCTGCAAAGTAATAATCAAAACTATGATCAGCCCGTAAGACTGTTACTTTTCGGCCAATGTGTTTTTCTACTTTTGAAATATGATCATACATCTGCGGGAACTCCTTGCCAGTGTCACAATATATGATTTCATCTATAGGCATTTCTCGCTCAATCATCATTAGCAACATGGCGGTACTGTCCTTGCCGCCGCTAAACTGTACGATATGCTTCATTATTTTATCCTTTCAGTTAATCCACCTTATTGTCGGATATCCTTTATAACCTTTCTCCCAAACAAACCAAGCATAAGCCGCTGCACTGCTACCCGTTTCTTCAAACTTTCCGTTTTTAGCGCATTTCAGTCTGCTACTTGATACATATACCTTTTTCGGTGGGGCTTTTAAGAATAACTCTTTTCTAGCCTTTCCCTCTAAAAATGTAAGTTTCAAAAACATTGCAACTTTTCGCCCATCTTCTAGGATTTCTAGGGCATGTTCAACGAATTCTTTTGCATATTTGTATGGTGGATTTGTAATTATATCTACATAACAAGTCTTATTTTGTTTTAAAAAATCAATTCCACCTTCGCCAAAATTTCTGTATATAAGATCAGAACTCTTTACACCATACCCATGATCCAATAAAACTTTAGATAAATGGCCTTCTCCACAGGCACATTCCCAAACTGTTGGATAAAATATTTCTTCTGCTAAAAGTAATTCCATTGCTTTCGGTTCTGTAGCATAGTAGTCATATTCAGCCCGTTCATGCTCTACATGATTGGACGCCCCTAATGTCGTAAATATTGATTGCTTATTACCGTTCCAGTCTTTCATCTTCAAATCACATCGCTTTCCGCAAAGTTATTCCACAAAGCTCCGGAAGATTGGCAATTACTAAAGCTGCCGGCAACTGCGGCGGTACTGCGTTACCGCATCTGGCAACCTGCGCCGTTTTAGGATATGGCCTGCCGAGATAATCACACTCAATAATATATGTATCAGGAAACCCCTGCGCCCGAAACAACTCTCTCGGTGTCAGCATACGCATGCCAATATCGATTATTTGATACCATTGGCCAGCAACGGTAATCAACCCGAAACGGTCCTTTGTTGTGATCGTATGCAGTGGTTCATCTAATGTCTGGCCGCCACCCTGCCCATAGTACTTGAGCAAAAATGCTCTGACCTCTCCGAAGTGTCCGCCACCTGCTGTTACAGTGTTAAATGGTCTTTCTAACGACTGCTCACTGCTCTTGTTGAGCTGTATCAAATTGCTAGTTAAAATCGCATTATGATCTACCGTTGTAATCGTTGGCAGAGGCTTATCTAATCCAGCGCCTGACCCTTGATAATTACCGCCGTAGTGCTTTACTAAACTTGCTGCCACTAAAGCGTGTTTCCTGCCGCCTGCGACAACTGTTCCTAAAGGTTTCCCAAGTCCTGGAACTCTTGGTGCTTGGCCTGGTGCTTCTCCGTACCCAATGGTAATCAATGTTGGCGCTACTAAATAATGATGATTACCAGTCAATATAGTATGCAGCGGTTTATCGGCGGCGCCACCTGCGTTGTTAAACTGATTAGCCGCTATGTACGGAGTTATTAGCATATGCTCATTTTTCGTACACACGGTACTAAGCGGCCTGTCAATATCACTGCTACGTTTATCACCGGCAAAACCATTTTGGCAAAGTTGCGTTACATATGGCGTTACCAATCCAAAGCCGTGTTTTGCTGTAACCGTTGGAAAAGGCTTATCAAAATCTGCCCCACGGAAATTATCGCCGCCATGATTAACCTGCACAATAAACGGCTGCGGATTATCGATAACAAACTTCTGCAATCCTTTAGCTATCCGGCGCAGTGTATTTTCTGCAAGTGGTTTCTTGCGTTCAAAAATACTTGGGCAGGGAATTGACCAGTCAATACACTCTGCAGCAGTATGCCACGGTTTCAGCTCTCCTGACTGAACTTTTAAGCTTAACGGATCTCCGTGTGTCGGTTCCGGCCAAACTATAGGCCTCCCATCACACCGGGCAATGAGGAAAAATCTCTTACGTATCGTCGGCGCACCATAATCACAGGCCCGCAGTTCCCGCCAATCTACCTGGTAACCATGCCGCCGCAGGGCATTAACGAAACAGTTAAATGTGCGCCCTTTCTGATTAGGGTCAGGGCGATCACCCAAGAGCGGGCCCCACGTTTTAAATTCCTCCACATTTTCAAGCATTATCACACGTGGCCGCACTGTTGCCGCCCATTTCAGGGCAACCCACGCCAGCCCTCGGATATTTTTATCAACTGGCTTGCCGCCCTTAGCCTTGCTAAAATGCTTACAGTCAGGACTAAACCAGCATAACCCTACAGGCCTGCCGCCAGTAGCGGTAACCGGATCAATATCCCAAACAGATTCGTTATAATGCTCAGTGTAAGGATGGTTAGCTTTGTGCATGGCAATAGCAGCCGGATCATGGTTGATAGCTATATCGACATCACGCCCGATCGCCATTTTTATTCCTGTGCTTGCCCCACCACCGCCAGCAAAATTATCAACGACTATTTCGTCCCATAGTTCTCTCTCCATCTATATCAATCTCCTAAAACAAATTTATCGGTATCTCGGCTTCCGCTGCCTTGCAGTATGCTGGATTAAGATCAATCCCGATATACTGCCTGCCGTATCTGTTTGCAACTCTGCAGCTCGTACCGCTACCTACAAACGGATCAATAACACAATCACCTTCCCGTGAACTTGCTAAAATACAGGAAACTGCAAGAGATTCCGGAAACATTGCAAAATGATTGCGTCTTCCAGTTCCACCCGTTGCTGTAGATAATCTCCAAACAGACCTTTTATTGCGCATACCTGATTTATTCTCTTCATTGCCATGACTGTTCCGTGATAAATTTGCAGAGTTTTGATATGTATTATTTTCCGTATACATACCACCTCTAAAAGTCTTTGAATTTCCCTTCCCTAATCTACGTCGCAACTGCGGTTTACCAAAACTGGCACACGAACCAGCAACTGCTTTCATGTTTTTTGTTCCACCGTGCGCACGTACAGATCCTGATTGCTTTTCAATGTCCTGCGTAAGCCGCTCAATCGTACTGTCAGCAACGGGCTCTTTAATTGCCTCTAAATCAAAATAATATCTCGTTTTTTTAGCAAACAAAAAAATATACTCATGGCTTTTAGTGCAACGATCTCGTACGCTCTCCGGCATACAATTTGATTTATCCCAAATAATATCCTGACGTAAAATCCAACCATCATCCTGCAAAGCAAACGCAAGTCGCCAAGGTATTCCCATTAAATTTTTACTCGGCAGTAACGCTTTAACCTTAGTAATAGCGGCACACCCAAGTCCCCCCCGGTTGGAACCTTGTTTATGTTTTTTTGCATTGTCAGGGTATAGTGCAGCACCTTTACCGCTGCCAGCGTAACTATCAGCAATATTAATCCATAAAGTGCCATCATCAGTTAAAACTCGTCTTAACTCTCTAAAAACTAAAACCAAACGTTCAATATATTCAAACATAGTTTCCTCAAGGCCTATCTGCCCTGCAACGCCATAATCACGCAAGCCATAATACGGCGGCGACGTTACACAGCAGCGGCAACATTTATCCGGTAAAGTTCTTAATACATCCAGCGCATCACCGCAAATAATCTCATTCATACCAACCACCTCAAAACTCAAATCTCCCTGGCTCTATACATCGACATCAAATTTGAAATAACATCTGTGTTCATCGGCAAACGATACTTTTTAGCCATATCAGCAGCTCGTACCAACTTTACAAAAAAATCCTTCACCAGTTCACACCCACGATCATCTAACGCCTGCGACATATCAACACCAAGAAACTCCTTTCTCACCTGATTGCCAGCACGATGATTTTTATCCCAAAGCCTTTTTCGTTCCCTCGCACAGACCTTACTGCAAACACGACTGTTCCCAGCCGAAAAAAACTCCTTCCGGCAGATCACGCAAACATGTAACCGCAACTTCTTTTCGTTCATGTTCAATCACCGTTCACAAGGCAATCCTGCTCAATACGCCTGATCTGCCTGCCCAACTTATAATCAATAACATGCTGTACTCTATCTTCCAGTCCCAGCAAGTATTTAATCTGCTCACAGACAACAAAAACATCCGCCAGCTCACTAACTAAATTGTCAGAAATAGCATTCCTAACGACATCATTCGGCGCCACAAGAAATTTAGCAGCAGCCGTCGTCAGCTCTCCGCATTCTTCGCATAACTTAATAAGCTCTCTATCCCTACCGTAATAATCAGCAATTTCTTTTACCCGTTTATCCATTATCTATTCCCCTATCTGCTTTAACCCCAAACCTGTATCTAACAAGCCTGCATTATTTCTGCCCAAAACATAATCGTTACGTTGCTTCTCCCTGCTCCTGCCGCAGGCATCCTCATACATCCTACGCACCTGCGCCCTTACAGTTGGCATTTTATCTGCCTCAGACAACTGCAACGTATTCCAACCGTAACTATTAACAGCCACAGTAATCTCCGGCCGACTAAACACCGGAGTTTTCCCCCACGGAGTAGCAAACATAGCCCTCTCAATTTCGCCCCACGCTTCAGCCCAGCTTTTAATCCTGCTGCTGTCATCAACGCTGCCCATCAAACTCTGTGCAGCTTCAACAATTTCCGACACACTCGGCAAAAACTTCTGCTCTAACACCAGCTTTTTTACAGACTTACTCAAAACCGCTACAGGTAAATCCTCAAGCAACTTTGCATAAATCGCAATTCGAGTTTCGTCGCTCCCCTGTCCATATGCCCCAAAAAGCATTGCCACAATCTTACAACGCTGATCGTTATCACAAGTCAATTACACCACCACTTTCAAGCAACTCCGCCGCTTTTGCCGCCCCGCTCGCAGGATCATTCTTTCTCGCACCCTGCTGATTCTTCCCGAAATCCTTAACGCCGCCGGTGCGAAGTATCGTACTGATATACTTCCATGCACTGGCATGATTAACGCCCTGCTTCTTCGCCCTGTCCACGGCAGCCCTAAAAGCAGGCTCATCAAACTCAGCGGCAAGAGCGGCAACGCAGTCACACTCTGTAACGCTATAAAAGGCATGAATGGCAGATTGATAATAATCCATGCAGCGATTGACCCTGCCAGCGTATTGGTCAGCTGTTTTTCCTTTTTCGTTAACCTGATCTTGATTTTGGGTTTGCTCGTGCGCGCGCGGAGTAATATATATATTATTCTTATACCCTTCTTTATCTTTTCTTTTATAATAGGAAGTTTGCCCAAAGTCTTGCCCTTTTGTTTGCCCTTCTGCTTGCCCTATTTTTTCAACCACATTGTCAAAAGCCGCATCATACAAGGCTTTGCAGTCCGTTTCCTGTTCGCCCTTTTGTTTGCCGTTCTGTTTGCCCAAAGTCTTGCCCTCAAATTCCTCGATTTGATATAGCTGCCAATTCACAATCGACACTACACTTTTGGCAATGGCCTTACGGCTCACCCTTCGGACAGATAAAAAACCCAACTTTTTAAAACGCTCAAAAGCCAGCCTGATCTTCTTAGTCGTAATTTCAGGCTTATCAATCTGCAGCCGTATATCCTCAACCGATGCAACAAACTCCCCTGGCCTTAGCCTTGTGATCTCCCCCTCAAACACATACTCCGAAGGTTGCCAATTAGCCAAACCAAGCAAGGTTATTAAAATTATTTGTTGCTCTATTGTGCTATCCCGCCAGATAGGCTTGTTGAATAACGCTCGGTGTATCTTAAAAAAACCGTTCAAGTGGTTCACCACCCCTAAAGCAAAGGACTGCCTAAAACAGCAGCCCTTTTTAGTTGGAGATCAATCGCGCTTATTATCCGAGAGATCAAGAACATGCACCTCAACATCAACATCGGCATCATTCAAATTTTTAAGCACATTTAAAAACGATTTCAAAACCTTTCCCTCATTTTTTCCCGCAGCCTCTCCTGTAACTCCATCTGCGACGACCTTATTTATAGATTTAGCAAAAACAGGCTTCGGCAAACAACTTGCCTCAGACGTACACATCATCCCGCCGTCTTTGCTTTCACTACGCTCTAAAGTTCCAACCATAACATTGATAAAAGCCTGTAAAACGATAGTTTTATCATCACTGATCTTCGTATCAGTAATCAACCGAAACGCAGTAGACTCCATCTCACGAATAAATTCATTCTTACTCATCATTAATTCCATATTATTTATCCTCACTTTCATTTTGAGCAGCTTGCAACTCGTCCGCAGTAAAATCCTCGCCCAAAGTAACTTCGCCTGTTCCTGTGTCAACTGTGCGCCCATCAGCTAGTTGTTCAGTAATAGCCGTTGCTTCTATTGTCGGAATATCTTCGTCATCAAACTGTCCCTTAGCAACAGATTCCGCAACAGCGATCATAGACGGCGATGCCACCTGGTAATCAATACTCATAACGCCCCACTTGCCAATCAGCATACGCAAAATAGTCTTGCGGCACATAGCGTCTTTATCATCACGCCAACCCTTACCCATGTACTGGCCTTTACGGTTTTTAAGTTCATGTGCTTCAATCTGCTTGATAGTTTTATAAACAAATTTTTCCATGCCGTTTACCAAACGGAAGTACCCGCAGTAACCAATAATTTCTGCCTTTTCACGGACTTCCTCGTCCTCGATAAACTCAATTTCAATATCCTCTGTCAAGCGATCATATTTTTTCAGTTCACCTTTTCGTATATCAATAACATTCAATTTTTTATATGCACCTGTGCGCATAGCAAGTTGATACATTCCCTTGTAGCCCATGATGAAACTTGCTTCCATACGAGTAGAACCGTCTTTTTGTTTATTCTTAAACGGAACCAAATATGCATACCCTAACCCCGGATCTATTGGCAAATCATAAGTAGCAGCTCGTAATCCTGCCTGAATAAGTGTTATCGGAGCCTCACGAAAAACCTGTTGCATATTAGCATCTGCATTTACCATACTCACCAAACTACCTACAAATTGCGGCGCTCTTTTCCCCAAAAGCTCATTAATCCGCCCTCTAATTCCGTCACTATCAAGCAATTCATTTAAAGCCATAGCCATTGTTTTTTGTTTCGCTCTTTGCAATTCATCGCCATTATTTTGTTTTGCAGTCATTAAACCACCGTTTTTTGCATTTGCCATTTTCTATTCCTCACTTTCTATAATCAACCAACCTTAAAAACTCTAATCGAATTACCGACTTTGCTGTACTTAGAATAAATTTCCGGTCGCTCTGCCTTCAAACGTTTGCTGTCAACAGTAATTCTGCCATTCTGAACCTTCCAACTGACTCTATCCTCACCGATAACACCAATCTCAGCATCACCCAACATCACCTTAAGCTCGTTCTCACTTAATTTTTTCTGTTCCTCAAGATTACTGATAGTTTCCTTGATTTCACTCAGCCGCTCAATACAATCCTTCGCCGCTGCAGGCAGCTCAATCTCAAGACCCTTCTGCCCCTTAAACTTCTCTGCCAAAGCACTACTGCAATCACTGCTTCCATCAACTGGCGGCATTGTTCCCGTAGTTACCATTTCCCAAAAATCAACCGCAGACTTCCTTAACGCTTCGATGTCGACCGCATTACGTGGCACTTCCTTCCAAACAAATTTATTTCCGCCAATCAACACAGCGATATACCACTTCTCGCAGCCAGTAACCATCATGTACCACTGACATTGAATGTAGTAACTGTCCGGCAGCTCGTCATCAGCCCAAGCCTTATTATTAAAAGCGTTAGTTGTCTTACACTCAAGGCCAGCATTCTCGCCAACCACCATACGGTCAACGCTGGCAAGCATATACGGATACTCCTCGTCCTGCAGCATGCCCCGGCGCTGAACCTTCTTTCCTGTCAGCTCACAAAAACGATCAGCGACAGCCTGCTCCAACACATTACCCCAATAAACATACTCGTTATCACTCAAATCTTCCGGTTCAACCTGTCCAGTTTTTTCCATCCACAACTGAAAAGCCGACTTCCACGGATTAAGTCCCACGATCGCAGCAGCTTCGCTGCCACCAATACCAGCCTTACGCATTTCCAGCCATTTACTACGATCTTGCATTTCCTCAACAGTCATAATCAGTTTTGCCATTTTTATCAATCCTTTCTTCTACAACACAAATAATCTTCAGCGGGAGCGTATTCTGACAAAACGATAACCGGAACACCGTTTTTCTCACAAATATAGTCGCCTCCACCAATAGGTAAGCAATGCGAACACCCTTCACACGTCAGCTCCACAGCTTCACAGTCGCATCGTTCTCCTGCATCCAAATTAGCCCCACATTTAGGGCAAGTCTTAAAAGTCATAACGCCCCAAACTCCTCTCTATATTTCCATAAACTTTTTTAGCCATTTACAAGCTCCAATTCATTTGTTAAAATAAAGCCAATACGGGGTTATTCACGTGACCAATGTATTAACCTTGAACGATCAGCATTGCACTGCTGATCGTTCTTTTTTATTTCTCAAAACAGCACCATTAGCTTTCCAACGATAAACACTCAACTCATGCAAGCAATTAATAAGCCACTGGCGATTAACACTAACCTGCTCAGCAGGATTTGCTTTCAGCGCATTTAAAATCGGCTTAAGCTTTGTTTTTTCCATATCAGCACCCCCTTAATAAATGTGTCTCATTCTCATGCCAAGCGCTGTCTGCATCATGTCAAACGGCAGGTTATTTTTAACCATACAACCGCAATCAATGTGATACCAAACTCTCTGCAACGCTGCCCTGGTCAATTTACCCGCTGTCTTTTTCCTGCCAATACGATTTGCGCCATTATTTTTACTCATTCCATTCTCCCCTTTCAATTTTTACAACCCCATAGCTGCAAGCCTTACGTTAGCAACCATCATTATCCAAATAGCTTTCAACACTAACCACGACATCGCTGAAATAAGCAAAACATCAAACCAATTTTCTCTTAATTTCATGCCTAAATACCAGATCGGTCCCCAAGCCCAAGCAACTTTGTTCAAATTCACATCAACACCCCCTTAAATAGCATTTAACGCCGATAAATAATCAAGTCCCGTGCTATTAGAACTTGGGCAAACATACATTTTACGACGCCTCTGCTTAGACTGTCTTACTGCATTTTTTTCAGCCTGAGCAGATAACATACGTTCCTTAATAACCGTGTCAGCTACTTCCGCATCGATCAAATACACTTTCCCGCGCTTATCACACAACAACTCGCCATCCCTACACATTCGTCTGATAGCTTCCAACGGATAACCTGTGCGCTTTGCATAATCCTTAGCCGTCATAAACTGCATTTATTTCACCTCACTTTCACTTTTAAAACAAATCCCTAACCTCTACATCTAGTATTTTGGCAATTTTAATTAAAGTAGATATTTTTACATCACCTCCATTTTCAATAGCGATCAGAGTACGGTAATTTAAGCCGCTTTGCTTAGCCAAAGCATACCTGCTAACACCTTTTGCTTTCATTACTTTCTTTAGTTTGACCATTTGACATTACCCCCATATGTAGTATAATGATTATATGTAGTAGACGTATCGGACAATACATTCTCAAATCCTGCTGCAAATCTGGACAGAATGGAGGTGAAAATATGAAAAAGATATATTGCATCAACTATGACCTAAACAACCCCGGTCAAAAATACGAATCGCTTCATGATTTGATTAAATCTTGTGGAGATTGGTATCATATCATGGGTTCTTCTTGGCTTGTATACTCCAGCCGAAGCGCTAAGGGCATTTATAATGCGTTGCAACCAGCATTGGACTCAAGTGACAGTATTTTAATTTCGCATCTTGATGAAGATTATTACGGTTGTCTGAACAATGCTATATGGGAGTGGATCAAAGAACGCCTATAAAGGTTTCTCTAACACGCCGGAATAATCAACGCCTGCGACTTGCGACTCTGGTCGAAAGTCATTATCTTCACTTATTCGACTCTGAAGCCCTAAAACAAATACAATCTCGTTTTTTAAAGCTATGTAAGAGTTAATCAAGACCCAGTTTCCTTTTAAAAGTGCGTTCACTTCGTCAGGTGTCCGCACTTCTTTTATTTCCTTCACTTTTGTTAAATCAACGCCCCTACTGCCATTTTTTGTGTTCATTTACTTCACCTCGCTTTTTCATATTTATTTACATGTTTCTTTTGAATATATTTTTTCTTGTTACGCTTCACCGACTTTGACTTCTTCCGCTTGCCAGTAAAGTGATTGAAATTATGTGCAACCAACTCAAGCATCCTTTTTGTTATCTACCAGTAATTCGTCTACTGTGCAATTTAATAAGACTGCAATCTGCGGAAGTTTATCAGCACGTGGCATTGCTTCACCTGTTTCCCATTTAGCAACAGAAGAACGATCCACATCCAACTTTTCAGCAACATCTTGTTGCGTAAGTCCTGCTCTCAATCGCATTATTTTGAAATTCATTAGTCCGCCCCCTTTCTGTGAAGAATCTTCACTTTGTGTTTTTATTATAAGTGCATCTTCTTCACTTGTCAATGTTTTTAGTGATTTTACTTCACGACTTTAAATGTGAATTACAATCACTTATAATATGTATGAGGTGAATTTTATGAACACTGCTGAAATTTTAAAATCTTTACGTGAGCAACACGGTTTGTCACAGCAAGACGTTGCCGATAAACTTAATATTGACCGAACAACATATGTAAAATACGAAAGCGGCAGCAGCAAGCCTGTACGTAAGCTCGCTGAGATAGCATCCTTATTTAATGTAAGCACAGATTACATTCTCGGTACCGAAGAACCTAAAAAGAAAATCCCCAAAGACTTAAAAAAACTGCTGGATGAAGAAGAAATCACACTTAATGGTCGTATGGTAAGCCCTGAAGATAAAGAAAAAATGCTCCGAATAATCGAAGCACTTTATTACGACGCAAAAGAAGAAAATAAAAGAAAGAGCTGATTGCTATGGCCTACAATATACCGTTGCGTGTACGCAACCTTATTAAAAAGGCCGGCAGCAGTGACCCATACGAAATAGCCAATTACCTGAACATAAAAATAAAAGCCGTCAGCATGCCTGAGCATACTAACGGCTTTTGGCGGCGTGTATTAGGCCATAAATATATTTGTGTCAGTGATCGGCTTGATGAATGGCAACGCAAAGCCGTCATCGGTCACGAACTCGGCCACATTATACTGCACCCGCAGTATAAATATTTTTGCTTAGACAGCCGTACTTACTACTGTTCACAACGCCACGAAAACGAAGCTGACTTTTTCAGTATTGAACTTTGTTGTAAAACTATAGATGTAGAAGAAAATTTTATAGAGCTATTTCTCAAAGAAGGCTGGAAATAAATCACAATGATTTATTTTTTTTAACACAATCATTTGTAATACTTTAAAAATAACTATATTAAGCATTAATTACCCCTTGAAGGAAGGCTGAAAGTAATGAGTATTCTATACGGTATTATCTATGTTATTTTAGGATCTACACTTCTGACACATTTTCTATCTGACGGAATACTTAAAATTGTGGCATTAATTGCATTATCTGCCTATGCCTTTAGTTGGAGTTCCGAATGGTACGCTTACTGCTGCACTGGTTTATTCTTAATGCAAGCTTTGGGCACTCCTGTTATTGAACAAAATAATACTTGCCAGATGCGAAGAAGTTACGGTCTCATTTTTGATATTTTAGCTATTATATTATTGGTATTAGGAATTTATAAATTAATATTTTAAAAGCAATAAAAAGGAGGATATATGAACGAACAATATATACCCGCATCATTTGGACAGTCTGCATTTAACTGTCCTCATTGTAGAGCTTATGCAAAACAAAACTGGTATGGATGCACACAAACACCTGTGACTATCAGCAATCCAGAACCAATTGTCAAACCATTAGGCACCCCAACCTCAAATGATATATCTGATATAATAAAGCACTTCCAACAAAAACAAGTAACTTATGGTCTCTCTTCTTTGGTTCGTGTTGAAAAATTAATCATCTCTGTATGCGAACATTGCAAGCAATATGTAATTTGGTATGATCAGAAAATGATATTTCCTGACTGCACCAACATCCAACCAGCAAATCCAGCTACCCCCGAAGATATAAAAGCTACTTACAATGAAGCCGCTTCAATATTCAACAAATCTCCCAGGGCTGCCATCGCAATATTACGCCTAGCGTTACAAGAGCTTTTAAAACAACTAGGTGGTCAAAGCGGTAACATCAATGATGATATAGCAACATTATACAGAAATGGAATTCTTAACGAACAAGTAAAAACTTGTTGTGATATCATTCGCATCAGTGGAAACAATGCTGTTCATCCTGGAGTAATTTGCTTGAATGAAGATGTAAGCCTCGCTATGGGAGCATTTGAGCTTTTTAATATCATAGTCGAAGAATGCATAGCCGTACCTGCTCGACGTAAAGAACTCTTCGATAAACTTCCCACGGGGGCAAAAACAGCTATCGAAAAAAGAGATTCCAAATAAAAAAGCCGCTCCTAAAAAGGAGCGGCACTATTTGCAACATCTTACCAAACATACGTTTAAGGAGTGATACATATGGCGGGGAAAAAACGCATTAATGGTGAAGGTTCTATTACTTATGAAAACGCCAGGGAAAAATATAGAGCAGCAATAACTGATCCAAACGGCAAAAGAATCGTAAAAAGATTTGATAGCCATTCCGATGCAGACAAATGGCTATCAAATATAAAATCTGAAATTTTTAAAAACCAGTATATATCTCCTTCTGACATTACTTTAGGCGAATGGATACTGGATTGGCTTCAAACCTATGTACAGCCAAATGTGCGAGAAAAAACATATATCATTTATAAAGGCACAGCTAAACATATAGCTCCTTTAGCCAGTTATAAATTGCAATCTCTCTCGGCAACAATTGTTCAGAGATACTTAAATGAATTGCCGGAAACAATGAGCCAAAACTGCAAACATAAAATTTTCACTTTGCTAGCAGCAAGCATAAAAAAAGCATACCAGTTAGAAATGCTATCAAAAAATTTTATGGATATTTTAACAAAGCCAAAACTAAAGCAAAAACATATAGAAATCTTCACCCGTAATGAAATAACAAATATTTTAACCTTCCTAAAAAACTCTGAAACAAATCTTAGAATTCGAAGGTATTACCCCTTCATTTTGTTAGCAGTTTCGACAGGCGCAAGGTTAGGAGAACTTCTTGGGTTACACTGGAACGACATCGACTTTGAAAACAATGAAATCTACATTCAAAGAACACTAGAATATATTAAAGGTAAAAAAATGATTGAATCTCCACCTAAAACAGATGCCGGTAAAAGAAAAGTTAAAATTCCTATATCTGTATCAAAAGTTTTAAATGATCTTCGTGCCAAGCAGACACTCAGATCAATTGATAATAGCGATTATGTATTTAGAACACGAAACAATACCCCTATGAACTCACGTAATATGCTCAGAGCGTGGTCAATCATATTGCGTGACACTAATGTCAACTATAAAAATTTCCACGTTCTGCGGCATACTCACGCTACAGAACTACTGGCAAGCGGTATGCCTATCATCGAGGTATCAAGAAGATTAGGCCACAGCAAAGCCAGTATAACACTTGATATGTATGGTCAATTTCTTGAAAATTTTGATTCAAAACTTGCGGATGCTATTGCAGATATCTATGCCTTAAATTCTTAAACTAAAATCGGTTGGTACCACGTTGGTACCAAAACACCTTTAAGACCAACCGTCCTATTGGTACCATATAGACACAAAAAAGCCGCAACCAAAGGTTGCGGCTTGCTTTTTATTTGGTGGGCCCAGCTGGGTTCGAACCAGCGACCAACCGGTTATGAGCCGGTGGCTCTACCACTGAGCTATAGGCCCATAGTACCATGCGTTGTCTCAATGGTCAACAGTAATATTCTAAACAAATTTGGTCGAGTTGTCAAGCTAAACCGA